TATCAAGACATGGTAGTAATATATTTATTATAGGTGGAGCTATGTTCTATAAATCTATGCTACCTTATTGTGATTTAGCTTATATTACTAAGGTTGATGCTGATGGCTTTGGAGAAGTAGACTTTCCAAATTTAGACGCAGATCCAGATTGGAGACTTGTTGAAGAAGAAGCCCCAGTTGAAGACAATGAATATATGACAAGATACTGCACATATGAGAGGATAAAATAATGGAAAAGTTAGTTAGAGATAGAATACCAGAAATTATGGAAGCAGCAGGAGTTAAATGCAACTATAGAATAGCCAATGAAGCTGAATTTAAAGATGCTTTGTGGGAAAAGCTATCAGAAGAGTTTAATGAATTTACGCAAAGTGTTTGTAATGATGACCATGTAGATTATGATGCAGTTGAAGAAGCTGCTGATGTACTAACAGTTATGATAGCTATAATTAAAAATAATTATAAAGAGTTAGATGTTTCAGTAGCTAATATATTGGATGCTTATAATAAAAAACTTATAGAAAGAGGTGCTTTTGATAAGCAAATTATAGCAAAATTTGACAAATAAACTGCAACAACTTTAAATAATATTATTTTTTAGCCTATTATATTGTATAATATAGTAGGTTATTTTTTTGCTAAATTATATAGTAACCACAAAATTTCATAAGGAGAAATTATATGAATAAGAAACTATTGTCAGTAATTTTAGTGCTTATGCTGTTAGTATGCTTAACTACTTGCTTAATTTCATGTGCAGCAAATGATACTAATAACACAAACACTATTGAAGAGGGCACTAAAGGTTCATCTTTTAGAATTAATAAAACAACTAGCATTAATCAGAACGATCGTATTATAATTACAGCTTCTGAATCAATGGATAGAAGTGAAGTAATAGCTGGACTTAGCTTGAATCAAACTGGAAAAGGTAATGTTCAAATAGATGCGATTCCAATTGGTGGTAATCAATTTAAGATTATTACTTATCCAAATTTTGTGCTAGGTGCTAATTATACTCTTAAATTAACAGATGAGAGATTATCTGTTGTAGACCCTAATGATAATACAAAAGTGATAGACAGCAGACTTGTAAGGCTATTAATTACATCAGATGAAATTTCTACAAGAGATTTAGGTGCTAATGTTATTGAATTAGACGAAGCATATTTGTCTAACTTTACTTCAAATGGCAACTTAAATACTTTCCAATATGATGCTGATGTAGTTTCTACACTAATAGATAAAGAATTAGCTATGGGTGATATTATCTATACTGGTAAAAAAGCATATCAAGTAGCTGGTGTAGCAAATACAAATACTCCTGGTACTAATAAGGTATCATATGTATTACCTGATTATGAAAAAGTATATAATACATTAAAGGCCACTTCAAAAGCTAATTTAGAAGAAGGTAGTGTAAAATTTGATACAGCAGAAGAAGCAGCTGATAAGATAGTTAGCTTAGTATCATGTGCTGGCTTTGATGTTGGACCAGTTAGAGTAGATGCTAATAAGCTAACAGATGATACAGTTAGACTAAGCATTGCAATTACAGTTAATGATGTTTTAGGTGAGAAAGATGGTATTAATGCTTTAGACCTAATCTTAACATTTACTATTGATTCACAAGTTAATGTTGAAACTGATATCAACATTGGAGCTGTTATCGGTAAAAATAGCAATATTGGTATTATAGCTGATTTCAAAAATACACTAACATTTAATGTAGAACTTAAAGATGGTGTAGCAGTTAGCGAAGGTTCAGAATTAGATGCTATTATAACAAAGATTAGAGCACTAGTTCAAAATAGCAATGAAGATATTGTTACTATTCCAGTATTCAATTGGGTAGTTCCAATTGGCAATGGTGTAGCTGATGTAAGCTTCCAAGTAAATGCAGCTTTAGACTTAGCTTTCTCAGGCAAATTAGGTGTAGAAGCTTCAGCAACTTCTGGCTTTAAAGCAGAAATCAAGTATAACCCTGCTACAGATGAAAAAACAGCTAATATTACAGAAACACAAGGTTTATCTTTTGATGCTGCAACTATATACTTTGATGGAAATGCAGCTATCTACTTAGGCGTTAATGCAACCATCAAGTTTGATCTATTAGGTGGTGTTATTTCTGTAGGTATCGGTGCTGAAGTTGGCAACTATAACAAGATTTATGGAACTATTGGAACAACAAATTTAACAGAAGATGATATTTCAGCTGTATATGGCTATTATTTTGAGGGCGGCATTTATTATGATGCTAAGTTCTTATATAGTGTAGCTAAGATTACTTCAGGTGAAAAGAGCTTTTTTAATGGCAGACAAGAAAAGAAGCTATATGATGCTGGTGATCCAATAGTTATTACAGAAGCTACAGTTAATGGTCTTGTATATATTGATGGCACAGCTAAAGATTTAGACATTACTATTAGCACAAAGAACTTAATAACAGGTGAAGAAATTACAGGTGTTAAGCTTGAAGACTTCGCTAAAATAGAAGATATTACAGATGATAATATTATTGTTGAAAATGGAACTATTAAGGTTGTTGGAGAACTTACAGCTGAAACAACCAAGATTAAAGTTGACAGCATTGAGATTACAGTTTCAGTAAGTGCTATTAAAGTTATTGCTGCTGATACTGATGTTGGAACATTAGATGCTGGCGAATATAGACTTCCAGATGGAACAATAATTATTGTGGAGTAAAAATGAAAAAACCATTTACAGAAGAAAACATTAAAGCATTTTGGAAGCCAATAGCAAACAAATTAGATGCTCTTGATAACTCTACTGCTGAAGATGCTGCTGATATTTATATAAATATTATTGAAGACGAAGCTCCGAAACAGCTTGAGGCCGAATATGATTTGCCAAAAGGTTATTCAGCAGAACAAATAATAGATATTTTACATAATTACAGTTTAGATAAAGCTTTAGATTATTTACCTTTTGTAGCGCCAATATCTACAACTACTGAAAGTACAAAAATCTTAAGTGTTGTAGATGAGTCTAATGCAGCTGATATTTGGGACAAAACACCAAATGTACTAAAGAACTTAAAAACAATTTGTGCTGACATAGAAAGTTTAGGCGAGCAAGAAGCTAATAAGCTTATTAATACCTTAACTAAGTCAGGGTCAGACATAACATTAAACAAAAAGGGCGTAATTTGTAGTCCTAAAAAGTATAAAGGAAACAGTCCAATTAAGCCACCAAAAGGGACTACAGTAATAGAAATTAAAGTAAAATCTTCTGATAGAGCACAATATAGGGTATACGGCTTACTTATTGACAAAACAATTCATTTAGTGCACGCCTACACTAAGAACGCAGGCCAAAAAAATGCAGATGTAGATTTTGATGAATTTATGAAAAAGGCTAATAAATATGTTCAAGATCTAAAATTTAATGAGTCTGTATCGTATAATAATATGAGAGGTGCTGAAATGAAAGACAATATATTTAATGAATTAGATGAAATCTACGAGATTCAACGCTTAGAAAACTGGGCTAGAGGTAATAATGATGCCTGGGAAGGCAAATTATGTGAAGATGCAGCTGACGAAGACTATATGCGTGGCTATAATAGTGCAGCAGCTCGCAAGAAGAAAGCAGACGAAGAGGACCAGTTTAGAGAAACCTGCAGAAGAGTGCATGAATTTTATCTAGCACACAAAGAAGAAATAGATGCAAAGCGTAAAGAGTTCAGAGAGAACAGAAAATAAAAATATAAATAGACGGTTAAAAAATACCGTCTATTTTTATATATTACTTAATTTTATATTGTATAATATATTAGTGTGGGCTCGTTATAAGCTCATATAGGCTAATTATGAAAGTTTAAGGCTAATTAGCTTATTTCTAATAAAATGATTAAAATAAAAGCGTATAATATAAAGAAGAATTAAGGAGAGAAACATGATAAAGTTTATAAAGGTATTAGAAGTTAAGGACCCAGAAAGAAATCCTTTAGAAAATGCAGGCATTGATGTTTATGTGCCAAGCAATACAGAAAGCTTTGTAAAAGCATTAAAAGCAAAGAATCCAGATTTAATTATTTATAACAGCGATGTAGAACATATAGTAGAAGGTCCTACAGTCTTTGATATAAAAACTGGTATTATTGAGATTGCACCACACAAGGACATTATTATTCCGCTTGGTATTGAAAGCAAGTTTGAAGCTAATTTAGCTTTAATTGCTAATAATAAGTCAGGTATTGCTACAAAGAAGAAGCTTGTTTTTGGAGCTTCAGTAATTGATAATTCATATCAGGGTCAATGGCACGGACACTTAATCAATACATCAGATGAATATCAAACATTAGAATGTGATAAAAAGTGTATTCAATTTATTCCACATTTTATTTCTATTGAACCAATTGAAATTGAAGACAAAGCACCAGAAGACTTTTTCACAGAAAAGACAAGTCGTGGTGATGGCTGGCAAGGCAGCACAGATAAGAAGGAGACAAAATAAGAATGGCAGTACAAGATTGCTATTTAAAATCAATATGCAATGGTAAAGATTGCGAAGCAGATTTTTGTTTAAGAAAGTATAAGATGGATAGTCTTTATACTGCTGCTTTAATTCCAGAGAATAAACGTAAGCATATTACATTGCATATAGATGCTGATGGCACAGACCTTAATGAGTTTACACAGTTAGCAAGTATTGAAGCTGATATAGAAAACTTTGTAAAAGAAGGTAGAAATCTATTTATTCACTCATCAACCTGTGGAAATGGTAAGTCAAGTTGGTGTTATAGAATGATAGAAGCATACTTTAATAAGATTTGGCCAGGCTCAGATTTAGCTTGTAGAGCTTTATTTGTTAGCGTGCCAAAGCTTTTAGTTGCTTTAAAAGACAACATTGATAGCTCAAATGACTATGCAAAGTATATAAAAGAGCATATTTATGAGGCAGATTTAGTCGTTTGGGACGATATTTGCAATAAAATGGGCACAGAATATGAAATTAATCAGCTATTAAACTTCATTGATCCAAGAATTATTGATGGAAAAGCTAATATTTACACATCAAACTTAGGCAAAGATGCTATTTATGCAGCTTTAGGTGAACGTTTAGGTAGCAGAATATGCAATCTCTCAGTAGATATTGAGCTAAAAGGTAAAGACAAGAGAGCACTTGCATACACATTACAAACAGAAGATAAGGGAGGGCAAGCATAATGGTAAGTCAAGTACAAGCTTTATGTAGAATCTTAGATAAGAAAGACCTATCTCTTATTACAAATAATAACTTAACTGAAGAATTCTTCTCAGATACAAAAGCTGAATATAATTTTATTAAACAACATTATGAAATGTATAAAGTTGTGCCTGATAAAGTCACATTTTTAAGCGTATTCCCAGACTTCTCTTATGTAGAAGTTAGAGAGCCAGATAACTTTATAGTTGAGCAACTTATTCAAGACTACAAAGCAAATTATATGGCTACAATGTGGAATGAAGGTAAGCGTAAACTTGAGAATGGTGAATATGCAAAAGCTGAACAACTACTTAAAGATGGTGCAGAGAAGCTATCAAAGATAACAACTGGTATTCAATGCACAGATTTAATTAAAGATACAAGTCGTTATGACAGATACTTAGAAAAGTCTGTTCAGAAAAATAAGTACTATATTTCAACAGGTTTTCCAGAGCTTGATCAAAAGCTAAGCCGAACAGATAAGAACAATACAGGCGTAAGTGAAGGCGGTATTGATATGCTTGAAGAAAATATGGTCATCATAGCAAGAACAGGTGTAGGTAAAACACAAGTTTTGTTAAAGATGGCTGCAGAAGCTTGGTTAGAAGGTAAGCGAGTTGGTATATATGAAGGCGAAATGACTGCCGATAAAGTAGGTTATAGAATTGATACTTTCATAAGTCATATTCAAAATAGCTCAATTAACCGTGGCGATTTATTTGTGCAACAAAGATATAAAGCATATATTGATTCACTAAAAGCAACGGAGCATGCACCAATTAAGGTATTGACACCAAATGATGTTCCAGGCGGTGAAGTAACAGTAGATACATTAAAAGCTTTTATTGAAAAAGAAAACTTAGAAATCTTATTTGTAGACCAATACGATTTGCTTGAAGAGCACACTTATGTAAAAGCTGAGCATGAAAGAGTTGGGTTAATAGCCAAGAAGATTAAGCAATTACAAGTAGAAAAGCAAATACCAATTATTTCAGTTTGTCAAATGAATAGAACAAAGAATGAAGATGGTGAACAAGATACAACACAAGTTGCAGGCTCAGATAAGATTAGTAGATATGCAACAACAATTATTGCGTTAGAGCAAAAGAATCCTGATTATGAAAATCATACTATAGAGCTTACATTAAACATTATCAAAGCAAGAGATGGTGGCGATCATAATAAGCTTAAGTATACAACAGATTTTAATATAGGTAGATTTAACTATATTCCAGTTTCTGGCGATGGTGTAACAAGCTCAGAAGACCAACAAAATCTAGCTGACAGCTATGCACCAGTTAGCTCTGGAACAATAACAAACCCAGATAGTGTATTTAACTAATGATTACAGTAGATAATTATTATATAGATGAAGAAATACCTAAGATAGTAAGTGATTTAAAGCTAAGCTTGACAAATGGCAAGCTAGCTTTTCATGAAATGAAGACTGCAGGTTACAGCGTGCCTTGTCCTGTGCATAAGAATGGCTTAGAAAGAAAGAATAGCTGTTATATAGACCCAGAGACTGGCACTTGGCACTGCTTCTCTTGTGATGCCTCAGGAAATATAGCCCAATTTGTGCAAGCTTGTTTTGGAAGCTCAATAGATTTTGCTAAAGATTGGCTAATTAAAAGATACGGTAAAGTAGCAGCCACTAAAATTAAGCTTGGAGACCCTGTTCAATTAGGAAAAAAGAATACAGGTATTAAAATAGATAAGTCTATATTAGATAGTTACACATCGTATTGTCAATATTTAGCACAAAGAAAGCTTAGCAGAACAATTTGTGAAGAGTTTAATGTTAAATATGATCCAAAAGAAAGAAAAGTTATTTTTCCTGTATATAATATTAAAGGCGATTTAGTATTATTTGCTAAGAGATCCGTAGACTATAAAAGCTTCTTTATGCCAAGAGATGCACGAAGAGAAGTATATAATCTAAATATAATTATTAAAAACAACTTAAAACGTGCTATGATAGCTGAAGGACCTATTGACTGCTTAACAGGTTGGTGTCATAATGTGCCAACGATAGCAACCTTAGGAAGTATAGCTGATGAGCAAATAGAGGATTTAAATAAATCAGGTATAAATATTTTATATGCAGCTTTTGATAATGACCAATATGGTGAAATTTTTAGAAATAAGCTAAAGAAAAAGCTTGGAAAACATATAATAATAGTAGACGTATATATGCCTAATGGTAAAAAAGACGTAAATGATTTATCAGATTCAGAGTGGGAACAGTTGATAAAACAATATAATTTACCACAAATTGAAAATAATTCGATAAAATTTGTAAATGACAATGTATAATATAATGAGACGCGAAAAAGCGAAGGAGATTTTATAATTTATGAGTAGTTTTAATTATGCAGAATTAATGAAGCAAAACAACAGATCAGGAAGCACACAAAAAGGTAGCGGACAAAAGATTGGTTTCTTTAAGCTATCAAATGATGGTGATTCAGCTGTTGTTAGATTTAATGTAAGTAAGATTGATGAGCTAAAGTTCGCTAAGGTTCATACAATTAAGGATAAGCAAGGCTGGAAGACAATTAGCTGTTTTAATGCTATTGATTCTTTTGAAAACAAGTGCCCATTATGCACTGCTAATAAAGAAGGCGCAGAAAATGTAGGTAAGGCTCAAAACCAAGTTTTCATCCCAGTTATTGTATCTTATCTAGATAGAGCTACAGGAACATACAGTGATCCACAACCAGCTATCTGGCAAAAGAATGCTTATTATGGAGCTCAAGAAATCAATACATTATTGACAACTTATGGTGATTTAAGAGAAAGCTTATTCACAATTAACCGTATTGGTGGCAGAGAAAAGGGAACTAAGGTTACATATACAGCTAACTATATTCCTGAAAAGATGGCAGCTAACTATAATATTCCAACAGATTTCAGTGCTTTTGAAGGTTATGACCCAGCTAAGCATGACTATTGGGTAAAGACAGAAGATGAAATTGCCACTTTCTTAGAAACAGGTGAATTCCCAGCTTTTAAGAAGGCTGAAAAGACAGAAGCAGCTCCTGTTAAAGATGAACCTGCTACCCAACCACCATTTATGGCTGATGAATATGCAGCTCTAGTTATGCCTAAGGTAGCTGAGCCAGAAGTAGGCGGAGTATTAGCAGCAGCAGAAGCTTTGTTAGCTAATGAAACACCTGCACAACCAGCTCCAACACCAACAGCAGATGCACCTCAAAGAACATTTGAGAGACCAGCACCAAAGTTTAATTTCTAATAGGCTACGATTAAGTTTCATAACTTAAATATTGAATAAATTGTCTGAAAAATGGCAATTTATTCTTTTTTATATTGTATATTATTATGAATACTGTTTTAAAATGAGGTAAGAAATGCCAGGACTATTTGGTGACGAGTTTGAAATTACATTAGAAAAACCTGATATAAAGGACATATTAAAGCGTGCTGAAGGCGAGCTTTCTGAAGTTGATGCTAAGAAAGTATTAAAATCTAAAAGTATTACACTTCAAGAAAGATTAAGTTTCATCAGCGAGAATGTTTTAAGAGTATTAGGTAGACAAAAGCTTAATATTAAGGTTGTTACAAGCATAGATGAGTTTAGAGCTTATATAGATGCTGCATTAGAAGTAGGCTGTATAGCAGTCGACACTGAAACAAATAACAGCACTGATGCTTATACTTGCCAAATTATGGGCTTATGTTTATATGTGCCTGGAAAGAAGCAGATATATGTGCCTGTAAATCACACAAATGTTGATACAAATGAAAGACTTTCTTATCAGCTAACTGAAAAAGATATTAAAGAACAGCTTTCTCGTCTCGTTATAAGCCCAAATAAGCCAAATATCATAATGCATAACGGAAAGTTCGATTATGAAGTTTTGAAATGCACATGCGGCCTACAATTAGCTCCAACTTGGGACACATTAGTAGCAGCCAGAATCATAGATGAGAATGTTTTTGCTGATAAAAAGGTTAGCTTAAAATATATTTATACAACTTATATTGACCCAACACAAACAAAATATAGTATTGATGCTTTATTTGAAGGCACACCTTACAGATATGTCGACCCAGATATATTTGCTTTGTATGCTGCTACCGATTCACTTATGACTTATAAGGTTTATGAATGGGAAATGGAGTATTTTAATAAACCAGAAAATGCAAGACAATTAAAGCTAATGGAACAAATTGAGATTCCATCAGTTGAAGTTACTGCTGAGACAGAGCTATATGGTGTTGATATTGACCAAGAAGAAGGCGCACGTTTAAAAATTAAATATGATAAGCAATTAGAAGAGCTAGATGCTGATATAGCAAAAGAATTAAATAACTTAAAAGATTTAATTTCTGCATGGAAGCTATCTTATTATGCAAACAGCAGAGGTAGAATATATCAGTCTTCTAAATCTAAAATGTCTTTACAAAAAGCTGAAGAAACTTATACACTTCAAGATGATAAAGGAAGAAAGTATAAACTTGGTAAACCAATGGTTTCTCAACTTGAAGACCCAATTAACCTAGCTTCACCAACACAACTTGCTATATTATTTTATGATATATTATTAAGACAGCCGGCTGACCCAAAGAATCCAAGAGCTACAGGTGAAGATGAAATTAAGTTTTTAGATGACCAATTATTAGCTGACTTAGATAGCTTAGATGAAATAGCTGAGGCAACAGTAGACCAATTCTTAATCATGGAAGAATCAGCACAAAAAGAAGCTGAGAAACAAGCTAAAGATAAAAAGGTGAAAGAGAATATGCCAGGCTTTGAGTTTTATACAACAGCTAAAGTAAAGCAATTCTTGCCAGACAGAGATAAGCTAATTGAGCTTTATAAGCAAGCTTTACCAGCAGCACACAATTTGTGTAAAGCTTTATTGGTAAGACGTGGTATTGTAAAGCTAATTACAACTTATATTGATGTTATTCCGGCCTTAGCTAAATATTGGCCAGATGGTCGTATTAGATACAGACTAAATAGCACAGGAACTGACACAGGCCGTTTTGCTTCAGGCGGTAAGTTTAAGTTCTTAGACGAGAATGATAATCCAGTTGAAATGAACTCAATTAACAGCCAAAATATTCCATCACACAACCCTGAAATAAGAACGCTATTCAGAGCAGGTAAAAAAGTCTATGACTGTGAATGTTTAGATGACTGTTATAAGATTTATGAAACCTCAGAAATAGAAACAACTGAAGGCTATAAGAAAGCACCCGATGTAAAGATTGGCGATAAGTTAGTCTCAACAGAAGGCATAGATACTATTATAAATATTAACTATGAAAATAATTATTATACATTTTATATTAAAGAGGGAGGTGATGTCTAATGAAGTCTGTTAAAGTTCGTGCTAATTGTAAAATAGTCGGATCAGACTATTCTTAGGTCAGGACAAGAATTAAGATTAGCTGCATACTTAAGCCAAGACCCAACACTTTTGAAAGCTTATGCTGAAGGCAAAGATGCTTATGCTATTATTGCTAGTATGATTTTTGATATGCCTTATGAAGACTGCTTAGAGTTTTATAAGCCAGGTTCAGTAGTTGAAATAGATGGTAAAAAAGTTGTTTCTGGCTCAGGTAAAGAGGAACAAGTAGAAGTAGACGACCAAACAGGAATAACAACTCTATATTATAATATGCTAGAAACAGATAATGGTGATGTAGCTGTTAAAGACCTACAGATAGGTGATAAGATTAAAGCTGATGATGGTTGGTTAGCTATTACTGATAAGCAGCCAGTTGATGAACAAAATATAAAACTCATGTTTAAGAAGTGCTAAATTAAATGACAAGCTATAATTAGCAGCCAGGAGAGATATACCATGAAACATATAATTTATTTAGCAACTAATCTTATTAATAATAAAAAATATATTGGTCAGACAAAAGAAGGTAGACTTGATCGTAGAATTTTTGAACACATTAATGATATTCCCTATACAAAAGCTACAACGATTTTTCATGCTGCTTTAGATAAATATGGATTAGATAATTTTACTTTTGAGATACTTGAGTCTAATATTGATACTGCAAATATTGACAAAAAAGAACAAGAATATATTAAACAATATAACACTTATTACAAGAATAATTGTGGTTATAATATGACTTTAGGTGGTCAAGGCACTCATGGATATGTTTTTACAGAAGCTGATAAAAAGAAAATGAGTGAAAAAAATAAAGCTTGGTGGAAAAACCTTAAAGAAAATAATCCAGAAAAATATAAAGCTATTTGTAAAGCTAACTCAGAACGCCAAAAGGGTAAGCCTAAGTCTGAAGAAGCTAAAAGAAAGCTAAGCATAGCTAGAAAAGGTATGGTGCCTTGGAATAAAGGTTTACATATACCAGATGCTTTTAAAAACTGTAGCAGAGCAAAAGCTAGAATTACAGCAGGAATAGCAAAAGTAGGCCAATATAATTTAAAGACAGGTGAGTTTATTCAAGTTTTTGAGTCATCTTATACAGCTGCACTTGCAGTAATAGCTCAAGATGAATACAAGAATACTTTACCTAATACAGCTATGGGTAGAATACATAAAATTTGTAAAGAAAAACTAGGACATGCCTATGGATTTATTTGGCGACATTATGAAGACTATAAAGATAGCCCTTTGTCAGAAGACATAGTAAAAAAAGAAAATAAGCAAGCCAGAGCAAAAGTAATTTTTCGATTAGATGAATCGTATAATATAATAGAAAAATTAGAATCAGCAGCTAGTTATTCAAAAACGCTATCAAATGACTATAAAAGACAACGAAATATAGCACGAAAAATAAATGAAAGCTGCTTAACAGGAAAAAAATATATGAATAATTATTGGAAGTATGAAGAGGAGGTGATGTCATAATGAAGCTAGCGAATATAACAGTTAAATCACCAGCTAGACTAACAAGTAAAGCTGGAAAAGAAAGACGTTCTGTTGGAAAAACGCTAGTTCTTTAGGGCCGTAGCTGGCAACTATGGAATGTCTGGAGCAGGAGCAGGATCGCTAATGGGCAAGACTGCTAAAGAAGGCACTGAATTACTTGAAAAGTATTTCAAGATGTTCGGTGGCTTAGGTAGTGCTATTGCCAATGCTAAGAAGTTCTTGAGAGAACACGGTTATGTAGAGGGCTTATTAGGTCGTAGACGTAGACTTCCTGACTTGTTCTTACCAAAGTATGAAATCTATCTAAAGGATAATGATGATGCTAAGAACTTTAACCCATTTATTGGCTGTGAAAACAGACTTGAAGAGTCATACTCAGTTAAATACTGGAAGGAAGTATTAGCAGAAGAGATACAAAGGTCTGATGAATGGCAAAGAAGCAAAGACCCATCTTGGAAAAGCAATGGTGAAATCAGCAATGCTTGTTATACAAAAATGGCTATAAGAGCTTTACATGGCGAAAAGCATATGCGCCAAGAATATAGAAATGGCAAAAAGGTTTGGTATGTTAAAGAGCCTACACAAAAGCTTGAACCAGTTATTATTCAAGCTAATACTGGTAGAATTGCACAAGCAGAAAGACAATGTTTTAATGCTTTAATTCAAGGTTCTGCTGGAACACTTACTAAAAAAGCTATGATTGACATCTATAGAGATCCTCAATTAAGAGCATGGGACACACACTTGATTATTTCAGTGCACGACGAAGTTTTAGTTGAATGTCCTGAAGAGTATGCTGAACAAGTTGAAAAGCGTCTTCCTGAAATTATGATTAATGCAGCTATTGAACTTGGTATTACAGCTCCGGCTATGAAGTGCGACCCTTACAACGTAAGTCGTTGGTATGCTGATTCTGCAGCAGTTTCTATCAGAGCTGAGTTTGATAAGCTTGAAAAGGGCGATGAGAAGAAAGGCATTGCGCCAATTTCAAGAGAAGAGGCATTAGAAAAGATATATGAAAATCACATAGAATTCCCAAAAGAAGCAATTTACAAAGCTATCACAGAAGGAATAGATTTAGAATATTAATATTGTATAATATATAGAAGGAGCATAAACAATGATTATTCAAACAAAAGAATTTAAAGATGTGGCTAATACTATTTTAGCAGCTATTAGTTCTGATAAGAATGTAGCTAATGTTGAGATTATAGCTAAAGATAAAGCTATTTCATTAAATGCAACAAATAAAGAATGGTTTGTATCAGTTAAATATAATTTAACAGAAGATATTAACTTTAGAGCTGTTGTAAATGCAAATACTTTTTTAGGCTTAGTCACTGGTATTACAGCTGATGCTTTTGAAGTAGAAGCTAGTGAACAAGATCTAACTATTAAAGTAGGTAAGAGCAGTTATAAAATTCCATTAATCTACGATAATGATAAGCTTATGACGTTACCTGTAATTAAGCTAGTTAATGATACTGTTAATATGAATATTAGCAACGATATTTTAATGAGCATTTTAAATGTAAATAGTAAAGAAATTCAAAAGACAAAAGGAATTGATCCTGCAAAAATTGATGAATTACAAAAGCTTTATTATTTAGATGAAAACGGTTGTTTTACCTTTACAACTGGTGCATGTGTTAATTCATTTAAGTTAGAGAAACCAATTAAGCTATTATTATCTGACAGAATTGTTAGATTATTTAAGCTATTCAAGACAGATGTTAATTTTATGTATGGTACAGATGCTTTATCAAATGGCTTCTTGCAATCAAAAGCTGTATTTTATAATGATACAACTTATTTGGCAGCTATTGTAAATAGCGATGATGTAATGTTAAGAAAAATTCAAGGGCCTATTAATTTAATTAAGCAATTTATGGCTGACAGCTATCAAAATAGAGTTATTGTTTCAGCAACAGAGCTATCTAATGCCATTAACCGTATCATTACATTTAATAAAAACTGCAATAAAGAGTTAAATACATTTGAACTTAAAGGCATTTGCACATTCTCAGGTGATGATATGGTAATTACAGATGAAAATGGTAATGTTGAATATGTAAAAACGAATACAGGTAGCATAATTGATGGAAGCTATGCAATGAAGCTTAACTTAGCTGACTTAAAGTTTATTTTAGACTCATGCAAGAATGAAGCTATCACATTAAACTGTGGTAATCATAGATCTGTAATGCTTGTGCGTGGTGATATTACTAACGTAATTCCAGAACAGCTTAAGTAAGAGGCAAGTAAGTGGCTACAAAGTGATAAATAATGTTATTTTTAGTGCTAAATTAAATAGATACTAAACTAATTGGAGACTATAATATGCTTAATATACATATAAAAATGACAGAGCTTAGCAATATAGCTATTTTTAAAGAGCAGGCTGATTGCAAAAACTATTTACAATTTTTAGTAGATAATGCACAGCCTAATACAGAACTAGGTTGTCAAGTGCACCACATTATTCCAAGGGCATACTATAAGCAAAATAATATGGCTATAGATAATAACAGCACAAATTTAGTTAGACTTCATTATGCTGACCATATTAAAGCACATTATTTCTTAGCTTTACATACAATTGATACTATGGCTGCAGCTAATCTAAAAGCAGTTAGATCCATGCTTCATTGAATTGGGCGAGATGACTTAAAGAAAAAGCAGCTCAGTGAAGCTGATTATAAAGATTTGCAAGCTTTATATGAAAAGCTAGAACTTGGCTTAACTTATGATAGATTATATAATTATCTCATAGTTGAAGGGCATACAAAAAAAGAAGCCTGTGATTTTTTTGGCTGTAGTAAATCATACTTTAGAGCAAAGCTTAAAAAATATAATATAGTAATTCCAAATTACTATACACCAAGTAAAGCAGAGCTTATACAATATTATAAAAATGAAAATCATACACTAACAGAAACAGCTAGCCATTTTGGATGTTGTACTGCAAAATTAATTGTATTAAATAAAAAATATGGCATATGTAAGCATGAACAGCTTTATTTAAAAATAAATGAAAAAGACGTATACGATTTTTTTGTAAACCAAAATCATAATAAATACGAAACAGCGGCCCATTTTAATATACCTGTTGATAAAATGGTAATATTTTTAGCTAATCATAATATAACAAAGAAGCAGTATTTTGATAATATTAAAAATGAACTCACAGCAGATTATTTATATGAGCTTTATGTAAGACAAAATTGGTCAAGAGCTGATATTGCAAAAAAATATAATTGTAGCGAGGCTTTTATTAAGAAATTGCTTATTAAACACAAAATAACAAAAGGAAAGATACAAATAAATGAGTAAAACAACTTTAGGTAAACAATTTGAAGATAGATTTGCCAAGAATTGGCGAAGCTGTTTTCCAAATACATTTTTATTTAGACTGAAGGATCAAATGTCAGGCTATAAGGTTACATCACAAAATCCTTGTGATTATTTAGCATATGTAAATAAGCAATTGTGGATGCTTGAGTGCAAAGAAACTAAGGAAAATACTTTTAATTTTGCAAAACTAACACAATATGAAGATATGTTAAGTTATAGCGGCTTAGAAGGTGTGAATCCTTATGTTATTATTTGGTTTTCTTCGCATGATAAAGTTATAGCAGTTAGAATAGAGGAAATTAAAAGATTAAAGGACTTAGACTTTAAATCAATCAATATTAAAATGCTTCAAGACACATCGTATAATATAGTAGCAATCCCATCAGTCAAGAAAAGAACATTTATGGATTCAGATTATACAGTTATTCCAAGTATTATGGAGGATAAATAATGAATGACAAATTACAAAATGCTTTAGAAAAAGTTGAAACAACTTATGGTGAGCTTGTAGAAATAGCTAATGATATTATTGGCCCAATAGTAAAGCATGCAAATGAGCTTATTGAGAATATTAATGCTAATGCTTATACTTTGACTATTGAACAGATTAGAGATAATATTTTAGCTTTACAATTAGCAGCTTATCAATTAGCGGAAGTAAAAGAAAAATCAGCAATGAAGGCTGAAATTGCTGAAGCTTTACAAAAAGAACAATTTGCTATCAGCTTCAATAGCTTTGACGGTGCAGCAGCAGTGAAGGATAAGCTAGCTTTAGTAGCTAATGCGCCAGAAATAGCAACAAGTGCCTTATATAATTTAATAGCAAGCCTATTAAAGACAAAGCTTGATAGCTTATATAGAATGGTAGATTCATTAAAGTCTATTTTAATGTCTCGCATGCAAGAGTCAAAATTCATGAACCTTGGCTCAAATGCAGAAATACCACCAACAGTAAATACATTTAATTAAGGAGATATAAATGGCTAGTATTTTAGATACAGTTAAGACGCTTAATAAGCAGTACAAAGATGACAATTTAATTATTAAAAGCAACATTTTACCAAGTTATGAAAGATTAGCTTCTGGTGCTTTTGGTATGGACTATGTACTATTTGGTGGCTTGCCAGAAGGTAGACTTTGTGTTTATTCAGGTCTTCCACACTCTGGTAAAACAACAGGTGCATGTTGTGAATTAGCAGCTTATCAAAGAAAGCATCCAGATCAAACTTGTGTATATGTTGATGTAGAACACTCATTAGACTTAAAGTTCCAAGCAGCTATGAATGGTATTGATTTATCAAAGCTTTTCTATTTTAGCCCAAATGGTTTATCAGGCGAACAAATCTGTGATGCTATTATTGAGCTTGAAAAGTCAGATGATGTTGGTATGATAGTCTTAGATTCACTTCCAGCCTTAATTCCAGAGGCAGTTTTGAAAGAAGACCTAACAAAAGATGCTGGTATGCGTGGCACAATGGCTAAAAGATTATATCCATTCTGTGCAGAAATGGCTGATTTGTGCTCAAAGAAAAACAATATATTTATTATGATTAACCAAGTTAGAGACGATGGCAAGACATTTACAGGTGCTCAAAAGTGGAAAGAACCTTGTGGTGGTGCGCCAGGTTTCTATTCATCAGTTTCAGTAAGATTTGGTACAAGAAAGTTTACTAAGGGCGATGACATGGATGCTTGTGGTGCTGCAAATGGTGAAGGTGCTGATGGTTTTAGACTTCAATTTAAGATTATGAAGAATAAAACAGCTCCTTGCAATAGAGGTGGTGGTTTCATTACCTATAGATATGCAACAGGTTTAGATTGGCTAAATGATTTACTTGAAATAGCTGTTGGTTTTGATTTTATCAAAAGACTAAATAATATAACTTATCAATTGGTAAACTTAGAAACAGGCGAAATCTATATAGATACTAATGGTAAAGCTTTACAGGGTAAGAAAGCAGATTTAATTGATTATATTAAGACAAATATTTCTTTCCAAAAAAGCTACATGGATATGCTTACTAAGTATATTAGTGCTTCAGATGCAAATTATGGCTCATTGTTAGATGCAAGAGCTTCAGCAGAAATTGATGCACAAGAAGAAGCAACAGCAGCTGATAGACTTCCAGATAAGGAGTTTGTATCTTAATGGCCTTTGGTTTAAGAGAACGCATAAAAGATACAGACAAGCCAAAGCCAACAAGATTTTTCTCGTCACAACAAGAAAAATCTGTGGCAAAAGCTGTTAGTGGCCAAAGACAGCCAAACAGTGGGGCAACTATGTGGGCACCTGGAGATGTAGTAGCTGGAAAATTTTTAGTTGAATGCAAAACTAAAATGACTGATTCTAAATCTATCTCTATCCAAAAAGAATGGTTTGAAAAAAATACTAGGGAAGCTGTATTTCGTGGTTTGCCTTATGGTATTGTAGCATTTAATTTTGGTCCAAATCAAAAAATGTATTATATTATCGATGAAAATTTAATGATTGATTTTATAGACTATATGAATACCAAAAATGAAGACAATTAATACAGGAACAACTTTATTTAAAAAGATGGTTAAAAAGTAAGCTAAATTAAGTATAAGAGGTTATTTTTATGGAAAAACAAAAATTACTTGATTTAGCTATTTTTATTGATAATGAATACTTAGATAAGTATATTTATTTAGTTAGCACTTATAATAAGCAATATACCAAATTTGAAACTCAAAAACATCATATTATACCAAGGGCATATTTTAAGCACAATAATATTAAGGTAGATAGTTCTAAGTCTAATCTAGTGTGCTTAACTTATAAAGACCATGTTTTAGCTCACTATTATTTATATAAATGCAGCAAGGGGTGATTTAATAATTGTATGCTTCGAGCACTTACTTATCTAAGCAATAGATTAATTGCAGATAATAGTTTAACAGAAACAGAAGTATTATCAATAGTAAGCAACTTAAATGACTTATATATATTAGATAAACAGAATGACTCTATACGTCTTAGAGATGGAAAGTGAGTTAATAATGCAGTAAGTCAGCGATATGTCAGTGGTAAAAATTTGCAAGATTTTTTAGCTAAAAATCCAGACTGAAAAATAGGGAAATTGCCTATGACAGATGAGCAGAAATTAAAATTACTGTTAGCAAATAAGGATAAAATAAAAGGCAGAAAAACAATTAATAATGGAATGCTTGAAAAAATGGTTATGCCTAATGAATTAGCTAGCTATATAGAGCAGGGTTGAAAGCTGGGTAGATTGCCAAAAAATTGTATAGCTAAACATTACCCATCAGCTGCTTCACGTGAAAAAAATAGACTTGCTCATCTTGGAAGAACCCCTTGAAATAAAGGCCTTACAAAAGAAAGTTCAGAAATAGTAAAAAAATGTTCTATCGATAATTCTGGCCAATGAAAAACTGGGCATCAGCCATGAAACACTGGAAAGCACTTTTCTGAGGAAAGTAAAAAGAAAATGAGCATGGCAGCAAAAAAACGTGGTATAAATAGCGGAAAAAAAGTAGTTTGAATAGAGCAAAATATTATTTATAGCACTATAAAAGAAGCCAGTATGGATGTAAGACTTGACCTATCACGTGGAATAATTTTTGAAATATTAAAGCATAGAAGAGTAATAGAAGGTAAAACTCTTAATTATTTAGAAACAAAAAACAACAATTAGAAAATAATATTGTATAATATTATAGACAAAGTAAAGGAGAATGCTAATGTATAGATTAGATGAAGACTTAGACGATATTTTAGGAAATATCAAAACATTTACGCCAAACTTAGAGCTGCCAGACCCAGACTTGAGAGATCTATGGCTTGAAGAAAAGAATAGAATAATTTGGTTAGATGATAGCGTAGGCCATGATTCGCTTTCAATAGTTAAAAAAATCATGAATTACAATATTATGGACAAAGATACAGCTATCGAAGAAAGAAAGCCAATTAAGCTTTTATTAGATACACCAGGTGGAAGTGTTGATGTTATGAATGTTATCATAAATGCTATTAAAATTAGTAAGACACCTGTATGGACAATTAACTTTGCTTCAGCATTATCAGCTGGTGCACACATCTTAGCAGCAGGACACAAGCGTTTTGCAATGCCTGGCTCAACAGTTCTAGTGCATAGTGGCAGTTGTCAAATTTCAGGCACAGCTGAGCAAGCAGAAAAAGCAAAAGAATACTATGATAAGGTTAGCAAAAAAGCTGATGACCAATTATTAGCTGACACAAAGATTGATAAAAAGCTATATAAAAAGAAAGCGCCATTTGACTGGTATATTTCAGCTGAAGAAGCTCTAGAATATGGCATTATTGATAAAATTATTGATAACTTTGATGAGCTTGCTTAATAAAAACTTAAAAGAAAATATAGGGTAGGCTGTTAAAACGGCCTACTTTTTATTGTATATTATTATAGTGATATGATTAGACCTATTATACAAAAACAATTAGATAAAGTTGCATTTGCTGACCTTAGCAATTATAATGCTGAGACGAATACTTTCATTATTCCTAAGTATTCTAAGCCTTTATATGATGTTCAAGGATGCTATTTAGTCAAAGTGGCGAAAGATATTGTAGGAAATATAGACTCAGCATTGGCAGCTAATTGGAATAATAGCACGGCACCAAGATTTGAGTACTTAAAGATTTTTGTCACAAAAAAAATGGGCGGAATGATTTATGTAAATTCATTTGGCTATGATATGGACAAAAAGCAAGACCTAATGATAGCTTGGAATGGCTGGTTGCCAGCAAATGACCTAACACAAATAGAAATACTTTAAAAAAAGAGGTAATAGATGGATAGACAAAGTTTAGCAGTAAAATATAGACCAAGAACTTTTGAGCAAGTTGCAGGACAAAGTGTTGTCTGTAAGGTTTTAGAGAAACAATTAGAGCTTCAAAACTTTAAAAATTGTTATTTATTTGCAGGAGCTTCAGGTTGTGGAAAGACTACACTTGCACGTTGTTTCGCAAACAGAATAAATAATGGCGAAGGTGACCCAATTGAAATTGATGCTGCAAGTAATGGCTCTGTAGATAACATAAGAGCTATTATAGAGAGTGCAAATCAAAGAAGTTTATCAGGTATTTATAAGATTTTTATTATAGATGAATGTCATGCTATCACTTCAACAGGTTGGCAAGCTTTCTTAAAAGGTATTGAAGAACCACCTCTATACACTATCTTTATTTTCTGCACGACAGAGCCTAACAAGCTTCCACAAACTATCCTGAACAGAATGCAGAGATATAATATTTCAAAAATTGATTCTATTTCCATTAAGAACTACTTAAAATATATTTGTGGGCAAGAGGGATTCACAAACTATGATAGCACAATAGACCTAATTAGCAAGGTTGCTAAGGGCTGTATGAGAGATGCTATCACTATGCTTGATCAATGTGCTACGTATTCAGCCGATTTGAGCTTAGAGAACACAAGAGCGGTCTTAGGTAGCTTTGCTTTTGAAGTTATGCTTAAGCTAACTAACACTTTGTTGTCAGCAGATGCCCAAGGAATGATACAAACTATTGAAGAAGTAGATAAAAATGGTGATATAAAGCAATTCATGGGCTCATATTTAGAATTTGTGCTCGACTTAAATAAATATGTGCTATTCAAAAGCATAGATATTACAGCTATTCCAAAATATTTGGAGAGCGAAGTGCAATACTTGACAAGTTTTGATGGTGCAGGCCTATGGTATAATAAGCTTGCTGAGTATTTGCTTAACCTAAAGACAAATATCAAATATGATTTATCACAAAAAGCAACAGTAGAAGCTTACTTATTGAAACTTTGCAGAGGCAATTAATTAAATGAAAGAGATTATCGGACAAAACAAGATAGTTAGCCAAATAAATCAGCTTACTTTAGATAATCTGCCAAAGACTTTAATGCTTATTGGTCCTGACGGTAGCGGTAAGCATTTAATAGCTGACACGATAGCTGAAAAGTTTGAGCTTGAGGTTATTGAGCTTGTTGAGAAGGTAGACCCCGAAGACTTGATTGAGTATAGACAGTTATCTATGCCAAGACTTTTTATTATAGACTTAGGTTTATTCACAGAAAGACAACAAAATCAGTTATTAAAGTTTATTGAAGAGCCACCAACTGCAAGCTATATCGTGCTTTTGACGGAATCTACTGTAGGACTTTTAGATACAGTGCTTAATAGATGCACAAAATGGACCTTAGAGCCATATTCAAAAGAAGAGATAATAGCTATTACACATACGGTTTTAAGAAATGACCTTGTATTTGAGGTTGTAAAGGCACCAGGTCAGCTATTGAACATCTCAGAAAAGATTATTGAGCAAACTATTAACCTATGCGACAAAATTATTAAAAATATAGATAAAGCAGGTTATGCAGATGCCTTAAGCTTAAGCGGTTTTATTAACTATAAAGAAGATTTTGATAAGCCAGACTTCTATTTCTTCTTTAATGTGCTTGAATTATTAGCTTTTAAAGAGTTTATGAAGACACAAAGTGATTTAAGCTTTACAGTTTATCAAATAACAAATGAATATAAGCAAAAATTGATTACAAAGACTATTTCAAAAGAGCCTTTTATGCTTAATTTCTTAACAAAACTTTGGAAGGAGACAAGATAAGCTATGGATATTATTGATTTAAAAGAGTATATTACTGAAGATAAGCTATCAGATGACTTACTTGTCTTTATTTGTGCTGATGATAATGCTAAGTTCTTAGCCGATCAATATATAGCTGAAATTAGCCAAAGAAAAAACCTTGCACTGAATGCTATTCAAAGCTTGTCTTCTTATTCAAATAATGTAGCAGGCTTTATGTTAGACCCAGATACGACTTTATCAGTCTTAAGAGTTGAAAAGTTTGAAGAATTATATAAAGGTTATTATAATTTTAAGAATGTTGTAGTAATTTGTGATAAGATTGACAAAAAAGTTGAAGCAGTTGTATCAGATTTTGTTGTAAAGTTTCCAAAAGTTGAAGATTGGCAAATGGAAGCTTTTATTAAAACACAAATACAAGGTTTAACTGATGAAGATATTAAATGGTTAGTTGGCGCTTGTAAAAATAACATGTATAAAGTGCAAACTGAGCTTGATAAGCTGAAGCTATTTAAGCCAGAAGAGCAAAGAGATATACTAATAGCTATGAAAGAAGCAGAAAATAGCGACTTATTTAATATGCAAGTATTTGAGCTATCAGATGCAGTAGTTAGAAGAAAGCTTTATGTAGTTTTAGACTTCTTAAAGCATAAAGAAAGCTGCGATTTTGACGTCTTTCCAATTACTAGCTTAGTATTAAAGAAGCTAAAGAGTGTGCTTTTTGCATTTTATGCTAAAGGTGCAGGCCTTACACCAAAAGAGTTTAATGCAACGAAGTATTATGACAAAGATATTAAGTATTCACAAGAGTATTTAATGAATAAAATAGAGTTTTTATCAGATATTGATAATAAACTAAAGACAGGTGCCTTAGACATCTCAAAAGATGCTCTATTGGATTATGTCTTATGTGGCTGCTTGATTTAAAAAAGCCGATAAATTAGCTGTAAGGTAGCAAAACACTTGACAATGGGCTTATAATGAGCCCAAATAAGCTATTTAGGAGACAATTAATGAGTGAAGAGTTAAAAACAGAAATATTAGAACCTGAAAAGAAGCAAGAAAAGTATTCTTATTCTAAAATCGATACTTATAAGAACTGTCCATTTCATTATAAATTAAAATATGTAGATGGAAATTATGTGCCATTTGACAGTATTGCTACAGAATTTGGAACACTTATTCATGAAACAGAAGAAGCTATTGGAAATGCTATTAAAGATGGACAGACTATTGATTATATAGCATTAAAGCATAATTTTAGCATAAGATCTGCTGAATTAAAAGCCAAATATACAAAAGCTTGGATGGAAAAAGATAAGTCTAATAGAACTTATGATGATAAAGCTATTGAATACTTAACTTCAGGGATATACAGACTAGAAACTTTGATGAAAAAGCACCCTGAATATGAGATTATTGGTTGTGAAGTTGAGTTTGACTTCTTATTTAATGGCAAATATCTGTTCCATGGCTTTATAGATAGAATATTTTATAACAAAGATACAAAACAATTTATTGTGCAAGATATAAAGTCTTATGCAGTGCCACTTGATAAGGATAAATTGACTACACCTTTGCAATTTGTAGTCTATACACTAGCTATGGCTGAGAAGTATAAGGCTAATTTTGCTGATATAAGCTGCCAATATGACTTACCACTATGTGATATGGTTCAAGATGCAGGCACAAAAGGCTATGTAGACCGCGGAATCAAGAAGCTTGATGAGCTTTTCTTAGGCATTGAAGGAAAAGATTGGAAACCAGCACCTTGTCCACTTTGTGCTTGGTGTGAATTCAGCAGAACAAGCGAGTTTGGCAAGGATCCTGCCAATAAGCAATATAACTTATGCCCATATTATAGCTTATGGACAAAAGATAGAAAGATGTTTGGCAAGGAAAATGAATGGTTAGGCATGAGCATGCACCCAGTTATAATGGAAAACTTTAAAAGGAAGCATCATTTAGTATAATTATGGCATTAAATGGTTTAATTTATGATTTAATAGTTATTGGTGAAAGTCAAGAAGGGCTAGATCTTATAAAAGAGCTCTATAAGTTAAATTCTGAGCTTAAAATCTTACTTATTAGCAGTACAGTATCTAAGCAAGTAAAGGGTGTTGAAGCTATTGAGAGGACAGTTGTTGATGCACAGTATTCATATGGGGTTGCTGTAGCTATTATTTCTTATACAGAGGCTTATTTAGCTAAAAATTTGGTCTTTGCTACAGGACAAATTGCAACAAAATTGATGAATGAACCAGATAATAATGTATATTATAATGTAAAAGCTATTAAAAAAGGCGCAAAAAATGTAGTTGTCTTTGGTAATAATGCTAATACAATAAATGAAGCTATTTCTATCTCAAGAAAAGCAGATAAAGTATTTATTTGTGAAGAAAGCAACAGCTTAGCTCAGCTGGTTGAGAAACAAATTGAGCCAAGATATGATAATATAAGCTATTTACCAATGAGCAAAATACAAAGCTATGAATATGATGTTGATGGTAAGCTAAATAAAGTCTACTTGAGTACATTAGCAGAACTTCCTTGTGATGCTTTGTATGTATCATTAGGAAAAAAGCCAGATACAGCAACTTTTTCTAGTAGAATGCTGAAGCTTGATGAAGAAGGTTATATAATTGTTGAAAATGGGCTTATTCCAGGAGTTGACAATGTGTATGCTATTGGCAAATGCACAAAATATAATGTTAAAAACACAGAAAAAACACTTGAGTCTTTGAAAAATAAGTTTAAGAAGGAGAATAAATAATATGACAGCAAAAGAATTATGGGAAGAAATTAACTATACAGCTTTGACAAATGCTTTAGATGATATTAAAGCTTATGCAACACCTGATTTAGAAAGAAAAGTGCCACACTGGAGAGATTCATTAGTTGGTGCTAAATCAAAGCTAGATGCTTATGCAGGTTATGTTAATAAGCTATTTACAAAAGGAGTTATGGCTTTAGGAACAGATGACTTAAAAGCACCAATTTTAATTATTCCAGCAAGTTTTGTGCCAGTAATTTCATTTAATAGTGATTTTAAGCGCAGTAGTGATATGCCAATTTTAGGACCTTACATGGCAGGCGAATTTGATGGAGATGCTGGTAAAGCATTAGTTGTGGTAGATCCAATGCTTACAAATGAAATCTATTATGCAGATATTGATGCAAGTAAAGCAGTAAAGTTTATTATTGAATAGGACAGCAAATAATGACAAATAGAGAGTTCGATATTATACAAGAATTTATTCAAGCAATGGCTGATAGTGTAAAAGGTAAAGGCACTGATCAAAATGGTCTAGTAACATATTGGGAAGTGCCAGCAGATGCTTTTATTAAGCTATCTAATAGAATAAAATTATTAGTCGATGATAATAAGGAGAGTAAATAATATGGCTATTTTAACAGATGACAGAAAGTTTAAGAATAATGAAGCATATTTAGCATTAGCTACAAAAGTTGTGCCAGATATGGAAGCTTTTAAGAATTATCTTTATAAAGCAGATTATTTTAATGCACCATATACAACAAAATATGTTGGAGCATATGCTGGTGGTCTTTGTGAGCATGCTTTAGCTTTATACAATGAGCTAACAATGTTATGCAATGCCTATCATCCAGGCAAATATACTGAGCAAGACATTATTAAGGTTGCTTTATTCAAGGACATCTATAAAGCTGAGCTATATGAAAAGTATAATAGAAACATTAAGAATGACGAAACAGGTAAATGGGAAACAAGAGTTGAATACAAGGTTAAAGATGTAAGACCAACTTTTGGAACACTAGGTTTCAGCTCTTATATGATAGCTAAATACTTCACAGAGCTTTCAGACGAACACATTGAAGCTATTGTACATGCTACTTTAGGTATGGAAGACGGCTTTAAGACAGCTGACATCTATGATATTATGCAATCTTATAAGTTAGTGCTACTAACACATATGGCAGAATTAGCAGCAAGCTACATGGGAGACGAAAACTAATGAAGATCTGCGTATTTACGGATGTGCATTGGAACAAGAAGTCTTCAATAGTTACTAAGCGTGGCGCTAAATATAGCCAAAGACTTGAGTATCTTATTAAGAGTATGAATTGGGTTAATGACTTAGCCATAGAACAAGCTTGCGGAGCTATGGTATGCTGTGGCGACTTCTTTGATAAAGATATAATTAATGATGAAGAAGTAACAGCTTTAAAAGAAATAGAGTGGAATGAGCTTGATAAATATTTTGTTTGTGGAAATCATGAATCAAGTACGATGGACTTACAATTTAGCACTTTAAATGTGTTAGGTCTAGGCGAAAGAAACCACTTTATTATTGATGAGCCTTGTATAACACCTATCGATGCTTTTAGCCCTAATACATGGTTTTGTTTTTTACCATATGTAACAGAGTCAGACAGAAAGCCACTTGAAAGCTACTTTAAGCTAGATGAAGGCGATAAATATATACTATTTTCACATGTTGATATTCAAGGAATTAACTACGGTGGATTTATTAGTAAAATAGGGTTTCCTTATGAGGATTTATCTAAACAATTTGATTTAACTTTAAATGGGCACTTACATAATCAAGACTTTATAACTAAAAATGTTTTGAATTTAGGTAGTTTATCAGCTCATAATTTCACAAATGATTCATTAAATTATAAATATGGAGCCTGGGTACTAGACACAGATACCTTAAAACTTGAATTCTTTGAGAACCCTTATAGTTTGAACTTCTATAAGTTTGATGTTTTGAAGGAAGAAGATTTAGAAATCCTAAAGAGTGTTAAAGATAATGCAGTTTTATCAGTTAGATGTGCTGCAAGCTTAACTGAAAAAGCAAAAGAAGTGCTAGCTTCACTTTCAGATAAGATAGTTGAGTCAAGAATAGTTTTAGTACAAACAGCTTTAGACACAGATGCTATTACATTAGACATTAAGGACTTAGCAATTAATCATATAGCCGAGTTTGAGAAGTGTTGCAGACAAAGCATTGAAAATACGGCTGTTTTAGATCAAGAATTAGCAGAGATTTGTAAATAATGAATAGATTAGATAGATTTGAGATAATAAAAGCCTCTTGTATAACAGAGCCTCGTAAAGAGGGTGCAGAATTAAGCAGTGACTATAGAGACTTACTAGACTATATAGAGAATTTACTAAAACTAGAGTATGAATTTGGCTGTCCAGTAGAAGTTATACTTAAAGCAATTAAACAAGGTAAAGTATTTAATCCACATGATAATTGCTATTATGATATTAAAAAAGTTTGGAGTATTTATTTTGAAACAGAATCAGACAGACAAGGATTGGATAATTGCTATTTTTGGTGTGAATATACAGGTTCTTGGTTTTTAAAAGACGATAGGAGTGAATAATGGAAAGATTAACAGAGTTTAGAAAAGATTTGGGACGCTATGAATATAAGCAAGATGAACAAGGATATTGTTACCTATCTGAGGAGCAATTAGTTAATAAATTAGGCAAATTAGAAGATTTAGAAGAACAAGTAAGTTGTCCGCTTGAAGTTAGATGTCAATTACATAATAATTCCTATATTTTTGACAAAAATAGCAATTGGTGGAGAATAATATGGATTGAAAAAGATTTTATTAGAACAGAAAATGTTGACAATAGATGTGAACATCATGATTTCTTATGGATTGGCTACAAGACAACTTGGTGGTTAAAACAAGACAGGAGCGAATAATGAGTAGAGCTAAGACTTTTGAAAAAAAATATCATAAATTATATAAGCTTTATGACAAGCAATTAAAGAAAGCACATAAGGAAGCATATAAAGAATTTATGAATCCAATGGATTATTTTATTACGTATTTAAAATTTATGCGAGATTATTACATTTTAACAAGTGAAGAAAAGAATACTAAGAATAGCATTAAAATAGCTTCACTTACTTCGGCTGTTTCAGAAATTACAGATTATACTGACTGCATAAATAAGTATTTTGACATAGATAAAGCCAAAGCAGATGTTCAACCAAAAAATGGAAGGTCTTTTATCGGTGCTATGACAGACTATTTAGTTGAGTCAGAGCAACATTGGAATACATTTTGGGCTTTAGTTAGCACAAATATGCAAAGTTGGATGGAATTAGGAGATACTATAGATGGGACTGATATTTAAAAAAGTAGTTTTACATAACTTTTTAAGTTACAACCATGCAGAATTTGACCTACAAAACAAGGGTTTCTGCTTAATTACAGGTGAAAATAACTATGCAAAGGATAATGCTAAGAGTAATGGAGCTGGAAAATCGGCTGCTTTTAGTGCTATTTGCTTTGCTATTACAGGAATGACTATAAGTGGCTTACATACTAATCTAAAGAATATCTTTAATGATGAGCCAGATAGCTATGTAGAGCTTTCATTTAGCTATAATAAAGATAACTATGTAATTACAAGATATATTGCACCTAAATCAGATTTAACAATTATTCAAAATGACATAAATGTATCAGGAAAGGGCATTAAAGAGTCAAGTAAAAAGCTCGAAGAAATGTTGCCTGATCTAAATAGAGATTTAATAGCTTCAACAATACTTTTAGGACAAGGTATGCCAGCTAAATTCTCATCTTTCAGCCCAAGCGGTAGAAAAGAGCTTTTAGAGAAGCTAACTAAGTCTGATTTTATGCTTGAAGATATTAAAACAAGACTAAGCGATAGACAAGCTGTTATTGGCGGTCAAGAAACTGATAATAATAAGTCTATTATTCAAGCTAACTCTCAAAAAGGCCTATATGAAGCCCAAATTGACCAATTAAAGGACAAAAAAACTAAAGTTGAGGCACAAGACCTATCTGCTATGAAACAAAGAATAGGAGAGCTTACAGAGTTTCTAAAACAAAACAAAAAGGATAGAGAAGCTATTGTAAAGGCTATTAAAGAGATAGATGAGGCCACAACTAAGGAGCTTGCAAAGAAAAGCACTCTAATTACAGCCCAAAATGAAGAGCTTAATAAAGTTGATGAAAAATATAGAGCAGAAAAGCCAAAACTTGATGAAAGTTATTCAGCTAAGTATGCAGAAGCAAGCTTATTAGCTAACGAAATACAAAGACTTGAAGCTATTAAAGATACTTGCCCTACTTGCGGACAAAAGATACCAGGAGCTCATAAACCAGATACAACTGAGCAAAGAAACAAGGGCAAATTATTAGCTGAAGAAATAAATAAGCTACAAGATCAAAAAACCGCGCTAGATACTAAATATAATGCAGATAGAGCAGCAATTACTAAAAAGTACGAAGATGCACTAAAAACTATTGACGATGAGCTTAAACAATTAGCTAAAGATAAGCAAAAAGAACAAGATGATAGCGATTATTTATACCAAGCACATTTGACAGCAGAAGGAGATTTAAAGAGCTTAGTAGATAGCTATACAACTCATGAAGCTACTTTGAAGACTATTGACGAGCAAATTGATAGCAATATAAAAGCTATTGAAAAGCTAGATAAATCTTTAGAAACATTTAATGCTGAAAAATTAAGACTTTCTGAGCACAGTGCTGTGCTAAAGAAAATGGATACTTTAATAAAGCGTGATTTTAGAGGCTATTTATTACAAAACATTATTCAATTTTTAGATACAAAAGCTAAGGAATACTGCCAAATAGTTTTTGGCACTAAGGAGCTTTCTATTTATTTAGATGGAAATAACTTAGATATTAAGTATTGTGGTAAAATGCTTGATAACCTGTCAGGTGGCGAAAGACAAAGATGCGACTTGATTATTCAGCTAAGTATTAGAGACCTAATGTGCTCATATTTTGGCTATACTTCTAATATCTTAGTGCTAGATGAAATTACTGACTATCTTGACAGTAAGAGCTGTAGCGCAGTTATGAATTTAGTTACTACACAGCTACAAAATATTGAGTCTGTATTCATTATTTCACATCACTCGGAAAGCTTGGAAATCCCTATTGACTCAGAAATTAAGATTATAAAGTCAGTTGATGGCATAAGTGAAATCTGTGCCGCTTAATGTAAAAAATTATTTTATAATTTTTTACTGTATAATATAATAGTGATAATTTTTTAAGGAGAATTTTTTTATGATGCTTTGGAAAAAGCCTGATGGAATGAAGTATACGGAGTTGTGCATGTATATTGATGAAAACATGGACAAGTTAGTGCCAGCAGGATCTAACCCAGAAATTGAAAATACAATTTACAACTATTTATGACTTATTGTTAAAGCACTTGCTATTAAAAAGTGCATGTTTGACAGCTTTGAAGACTATGACCCATTTGCCTTCCATGCTGCAAACAGATTATTTTTTGCTTTAAGAAAAAACATAATCAATAGGGGCAAGATTATTAAGGGGAAAGAAATTAGACCTATTAAGTCTTGCTTAAACTATATGAAGAAATTGATGTATCCTATGAAGGTTGAGTATCAAAACGAGACTTTCAGAGAGGTTATGTCAGATGAGTATACTTCTCAAAAGTTTGATGCTTATGCTTTTACAGAAAGACTAAAGAGCCAAATGATTTATACAGAAGGTGCTATGGAAGACTTTATTAAGCAGTTAAAGTTTACTATTAATGGGGCTGGGAGAATCATTGATAAGATTTTAGAGAAGTCACCATTTGGGCCAGGGACTATAGAACACAAGAGAATTAAGATTTCATTGCTTTTGAATTGCTATTTTACTGTTCAAGCTGATAAAAAGCTAAACGTAGAGCCAGCAGCAGTAGTCTTATGAAAGTTACCTAAGTCTATGGGAAGCTATGTGAGAATCCTACTAAGAGAATTCTACACACAACTAAAGACAGAAATTATTGAAGACTACCAGGAAGCTTTTCCAAGTATTTCAGATTCTGAGCTAAAGAATATGCTTTCTACACCTATGGAGGATAACTATGAAGACTAGCATTAAAGCAAACCTAAATTCCTTGCACCTATCAGATGTATATTCACTAATGTTATTTTGCTTATACAAAGTGCAAGATATTCCAGAATATGCAGTATTAAGTGAATTATGCTATCTTTTGGATGGCAGCAATTTAACAAGACTATTAACTTATTTTGCCGGAAAAACAATTACTATTCCATCTGAAAAGGATTTTGCAGTTTTAACTAATGCATTGTTGATTTATCAATATGTAAATATTGACATGATGACTTTAACAGATGCAGTTAAAAAACTTGGGGATCTAACAGCAAAACAAAAAGATGATGCAATGGATATGTACTTAAAAATAATACCAGTAATTAAGCAATATAATGTTAATAGAGGACAATTACAGAAGAATGGAAAATAAAGAACAAAGAACATTTGAAACAAGATTAAAGTTTATAAATGGAATATTTAGCAATAAGTATTCAAGAACAGCAATAATGACAAGTTGTATAAATTTTAAGCTAAAAAACTCATTAAATAATTATATTGAAGAAATGGATAAGAGTTTAAATGCTTTGGAAAATGCAAACTTAATGTCAGTAATGAAGAAGATGAAATAAGGAGAAATAACAGTATGGCAGCACAACTAAATGTAGTAAATGACGTAGGAACACTATTAAAAATTCCAAATAAGGCATTAGAGGAGCTAATAGATAAGCTAAATTTATGTATTGGTAGCATTATTTATGATGCTAAAATGCAAAAGGAAGAAAATGTTGTAATTAACATTGGAATCGGAGCTTTAAGTGTTAACTTAGCCGATATGCAATGTAAGTTTTTACCAAGCAAGAGCCTAAAGACAGCTATTAAGAGGTCATTAACAAGCACAATTGATCCATTAGAATTAGTTATCGAAGAAGCCGTTGCACAAAAGTTAATTGCAGCTTGTGAAGAGGCCCTATAATAAATGGAAGATATAAAGAAAGAAAATAACCAAATTACCGATTTAGCAGTCCAAGAGGATAAAGAGACTGCTTTAGCTATTGACCCAGTTAATGTTAAAGCCCTTGATAAGGAATCAGTAAAACTTATCAATGAGCTTATTGCTGAGAATGATATGGATAAGGTTAAAGATTTGACTTATCTATTTAATGTCAATCAAAACAAGAAAACATTAGCACGTAATAATAAGCTTAATGAGCTTATGGATAGCTTAACAGGTGAAGCAATGAACAGAGTTAATAATAGACCTGATGAAATTACTTCTACTGAGCTATTTAATATGATGAAGATAACACAAGAGCTTATGGAAAAAGGTCAAAAGCAAGCCGCAGGAATTACTGATACAGCACCACTTATTCAAATTAACCAACAAACTAATACAGTTAATACAGAAGGTAAGAGCTTTACTAAAGAATCAAGAAATAAGATACAAAATGCTGTTAGTGATATTCTAAAGCAATTTGGCGTAACACCACAACAGCAAACTGAAGAAACTGTAGTAGATGGTGATGTAATTATAGCTAAGGAAGATGAAGAAGATGACTAGTGATATTAGAAATGTATTAAAAAAGTTAGAGCTTAAAGATACAGGAACATATAAGGACCATTTTTATATTATTAATATAGAAAATAGTGATGAATATGCTAAAATGTATACTAAGCTTGAAAAAAATGCTATTAACACAGAGTTTCCAAATATTGGTCAAAACTCAAGTAAAAATACTGTCAAAATGACACATTACTTTGAGATAGAAGACGATAATATTACTTATAACTTATTTTTAATAGCTGACTTTGATAATGATAAGTATTATCTAAAAATTGGTGAAAATATCTTAGGAGCTAACAATTAATGTACGAATTTGAATATTGTGGTACAGTAACATTTGAAAAAACTTTCTTAGTTGAGCAAATGGGAAATTTTGCTATTCAAAGTGATTATTCAGATGGAGCTTCTTACTACTTAGTTAACATTACAGATATGGGCTTTTCAAGATTATTCACAATTGGGCCACTTTATTTGGGTTTAGATAATAATTGTGATGGAGAAGAGTTTTCATTTGAGGTAAAAAAAGTAAAATTTAATCAAGCTAAAATTGAAAGAGAAATTACTAATTTTACCCACATTACAAGAAGAATGGCAAGACTCGAAAATGTAGAAGAAATACAATTTGAAGAAGTGATTGAGAACTTGCCTGATCTAATTAAAATATTTGCAAAAAAGGATTAATAAGATGGCATTAAAACACGTTAAACAATATTACTATACAATGCTAAACCAATTTATGGAAGCAAAAGCAGATTTAGCCGATTTTGAACAAGCTTTAAAAGATGGACACATTACAGAAGATAAGTTAGAAGCTGTAAAAGATGACACAGCTCTGATGGAAGAAAACTTAGGCAGATTACAATATATTATGTACTTGTGGGAGTTGCCTGGCAATAACAAGAAAGAGCCAAGCTTTAAGAAGGCTAATAAAGAGCTATTCAAAAATTTAGAGGAAAAAGGTGTACTTGAGGCTGATGTTGTAGATGAAAACAAGAGCGTTTTAGACCATTTACGACAAGAGCTCAAAAAGCTAAAAGAAGATAAGCAATAATAAGTTAAGAGTCAATAAATAAAATTATTGACTTTTTTATTAGCTAAAATTTAATGAATTATTAAATTATTAAATTATTAAATATTAAAAAATATATTGTATAATTATAATGTAAGCATATTTCAGACAAAGGAGTATATATGACAGATATTTTAGAATTAGACAAGATTGAAGGTGTAGCTGAGACAGTTAAAGCTGTAGGTTGCACAGATGAGGAAAGGGAAGCAATCAAAGCAGATGTTGAAAAGGTTAAAGAAGCATTGATTGGCAATGATAAAGCTTTAGGTTTAGCAGCACCACAAATTGGCATTAATAAGCAAATTATAGCTATTAAGTTCAATGACAGCATTAAGGTATTTATTAATCCAATTATTAAGAAAAAACAAGGTGGAGCTATAAAACCAGAAACATGCTTAAGTTTACCAGGAAAGGAAATCTTAATTGGAAGACCAGAAGACCTAACTATTGTTTACTACACAGAAGAATTAAAATATGAAGATAATAAGCTACTAGGAGCTGCCGCAAGAATCTTTGACCAACTAACACAGATCTTACAAGGGACTTTAGCTTGCGCTTATAACTTGCAAAATCTTCCAGAAGTTATTGTAGATAATTTCAAGAAAATTGGCAACATGCCAGTAGCATATGGCTTAGTTTCAGATATTGAAAAAGATGGCTCTTTTGCTGACTTAAATCAAGAAGACCTAAAAGAAATTTTAGATTTATATAGCAGATATAATAAAGCAGTATATGAAAATGTAGAGAGCATTATCTTGCAAGATGAAGAGTTAACAAAGAGATATAAGCAATTCATCTTTACTGAGAAAGCTTTGAATGGAGACATTGAAATAGTTAATGATGAGCTAGATAGAAGAGCTAAAGTTCAAAAGCAAACAGCAGCAAGAGTAGCAGCAAGCTCAGTTACAGCTTCTAATGCTTATTTAAATGCAAATAGAAAACAATTCTTAAATAGGAAGGGCAGATAATTATGACAGAAGAATATATTAGAGATGCAAATACAAGACTAGTTATAGGCATCATTGAGACTGATGCCAATGGTGATAAGATAGCTAGAGATGCAGATACAAGGCAAATCTTAGGCTATTATAGAAAGAAATATAATCATACTACTGATTTCTATGGTAGAGTTGTAGCTGTTGGCGATTGTGTAGTTTCGTTTATATGGCAAAATAGAAAGTAATTTGAGGATTTAGCTTATGGATAAAATAATAATCAGTTTTGAGGCCTCTGAGGAGCTTAAAGAAGCACTTCGCTTAGCAGCCTTTAATGAAAAGAAATCTGTGTCAGCTTTAATACGTGAGATTCTTGAAAAAAAGCTTAATGTGGAGGCTAAGGATAGATAATGAAAGCAAAAGAAGTATTACAAATATTGCAAATAACAAGACCAACTTTATGCAAATATGTAAAGCAAGGGCTAATTAAAGTTGATTCATGTATCAATGGCCAGTACCGATATAATGCTGAATCAGTCTATGCTTTATTAAATAATGTTAAAAAATATTAAAAACTATTAAAAAATATTTGCTAAATTATTAAGAGGCAAATGATTATGAGTTGGATTATTTATAAACATACATTAATTATAGATTGTGACCATAAAGGCTGGAGCTATATCGGGCAAACCTGTGCTAATGAGCCAAATAAAAGATGGAAAGATGGTAAAGGCTATTTAACTGAAGATACTTTATTTGCAAGGGCTATTAAAAAACATGGTTTAGAGAACTGGGATACAGCTTGGGCTCATGAAATATTAGAAGATAATATTGAAACAATAGAAAAAGCCAATGAAAGAGAAAAATACTGGATAGCTTATTATCATACTTATATTTATGATAATGTACCTGCTGGATATAACTTAACAAAAGGTGGTGAAGGATCAATTGGCTATAAGCATTCATCTGAAACAAAAGCAAAAATTAAACAGCGGCTTAAAGAAGTTTTTCCAAATGGTAAACCATCTGCAATGAAAGGAAAACATCATTCAGCTAAAACAAAAGAAAAAATAAGACAAGATAATTTAAAAAACCCAAGACGCTACTGGTTAGGAAAACATAGAGATGAAGCTACAAGACAAAAAATAAGAGAAAGAAGAGCTTTGCAAAAAATGCTACCAGAAAGCTATACAAAAGCATTAGAAACTAAAATTAAAAATGGTACATTAGGAAATATACATATAAATCAAATAGACATAGCTACTGGTGCTATTATAAAAGAATGGAATAGCCTTTCTGAAGCTGCCAGTGAATTAAATATAAAGGTAGGCAATATTTGTAGAGTATGTAAAGGCCAGCGAAAAAATGCTGGTGGATATAAATGGGAATATAAGAAAGAGGATTAAAAATGATAGACACACTAAAGGATAAGAAGATACTTGTAATTTGTGAAAGCCCTAATAAGACAGCACATATTAAAGAATATCTTAAAAAAGCAGGCTATAATATTAATGTAGTAGCATCTATTGGCCATATTATGGAATTAGCTAATGGTGGTACTTATTATAATTCTGGTATAGAGCCTACCAATAATTTTGAATTAAATTTACAGGTTTCTGAAGATAAGCATAAAGTTGTCGAACAGCTAAAAATACAAGCAAAACAAGCAGACTTGGTTTATTTAATGTCAGACCCTGACCGTGAAGGTGAAGTTATATCTTGGAGTTTAGTTAAATTTTTAAAACTTCCAAAAAATAAAATTAGAAGAGCTGTTACACACGAAATTACACCAAAAGCTGTTGTTAAAGCCATTGAAAACCCTATTGATATTAATGATGCTTTAGTTGATGCTGGTTTGGCTAGATTAACATTAGATAAAATGCTTGGATTTGTTGCCAGCCCAATTGCAAAGAGATATATTGGAGCAAGATCAGTTGGTAGATGTCAGTCAGTGGGCTTAAAACTAGTTGTAGATAGAGAAAAAGAAATACAAAACTTCAAGCCCGAAACATATTTTGATGTTTATTTACATTTTAAGAAAAATGGTACTGAATTTAAGGCTAAATATGCTGGTAATGAAACAGTTGGAAATATAGACCACTTAACTACACAAGCTGCTGTAGACCAATTAAAAGCTAATTGTAAAAAAGACTATTTAATTGAAGATATTAAAAGTAGGGTTAAGGAAGAGTCACCAAAGCCACCTTTCTGTACTGCAACATTCCAGCAAGAAGCCTCAAGTAAACTTGGCTTAAAAGTTAAAGATGCTATGACTATTGCTCAAAAGTTATTTGAAGCAGGCGCGATAACTTATATGCGTACAGATGATACAGAATTTGCAGCAGAATTTATTCCAACTTTACAAAGCTATATTGAAAATAATTATGGTAAAGCTTCTTGGACCACACCACGTGTTGGCAAAAAGCAAGAAAATGCTCAAGAAGGCCATGAATGTTTAAGAATTACAAACCCAGAATTAACACCAGAAGTATTTGCTGCAAAAGACTCAAGCCAATTAAATCAAAAAGTGTACAAGCTTATTTGGCAACGTACTGTAGCATCAGCTCTTCCTAACGCCAAGATAGCTGAAACACAATATTTAATTGATAATACAGGTGAAAAGTTTATTTTAATCTCAAATGAAATACAAGACTTAGGCTATAGAAAGGTATATTCATATCAAGATGAGGACAGTAAAGAAGAAGGGCCGGTTAAAGAAACCTTTAAGAAGGGTGAAAAGCTTCAAGATACAAGCTTAGAAGACGTCAAAAAACAAACAAAGCCAAAACCAAGATTTTCAGAAGCAACGCTAATTAAAGAGCTTCAAAAGAATGGCTGCGGAAGACCATCTACCTATGCTACAATAGTTGAAACTGTGTTAAGTGCTTCAAGAGGTTATGCTGAGCTTAAAGATAAAGCTATTGTGCCAACAGATAGAGGAATACAGCTTGTTGAATTCTTAGATAGAAATTTCTCTAATGTAATTAACTTAAATTATACAAAGGATATGGAAGCTGACTTAGATAAGATAGCTGAAGGAAAAATGAAAAAGCTTGACTTCTTAAATAACTTCTATAACAACTTAGAGAATACTATTAAAAACAATAAAGAGCTTATAGGTCAAAGTGATGAAGATGCACCTATTTGTCCAAAATGTGGAGCTAAAATGGTACTGCGAAGAAGCAAATACGGCAAGAACTTCTATGGCTGTTCTAACTACCCAAAATGTAATGGCTTGTTAAATGTAAAATAACAAAATTCAAAGATAAAAAACTGCTAAATTAATTGATTTGGCAGTTTTATTTTACTAAATCAATATAATATAAAGGATTTTATACATAATGATTAGATTTGTTGAAGAACAAAAACAAAAAGCCTATTCTTGTTTTTTAGATATTTTAATCTGTGCAGGAGTAGTTACTAATTCACGTTCTGAAGAGTATTGCAGCTGAGGCAGATCACTTGCTTGTCCAGATGGAACTGCTGCAAGATACTGCAAAGAAGCCGCTAAAACAATAGCTAATGCAGTTTGCAGACGTACATTTAACTTTAAAGAAATAGATGGCGCATTTGATACACTTTATAGCCGTTCTGTCGTTTTTGGTGAGACGCCTACTGCTGACAAACCATATTGGCAAGCAAGAAATACAAAGACTTTACCAAAGTTTGTTGCTTTCTGTTGTGGTATAAATGGAATATACTGAGATGACACAGCTTATACAGAGGAAGAAAGAAAAGCTATAAGAGAAGATAGCGTATTTGCTCAAATGCTTTATGAAGCAGAATGCTTTGCATCACAGCCTTCAAGAGTAGCTAGAACAAGAGCCGCTTCAACAAGTGGAGCTGCTGCAGGTGGTGCACCAAAGAGTGGCTACAAATCAGCTGGCCCACAATCAGCTAACGTTGTTGGTTTGATTGGAGCACCTGGTGAAAAGACATTAGCAGGTGGCACTGTTTATGCTATTATTGGTCCTAAGGCTGGAACAATTGTTCCAAATGCATTTATTCACCCAGTAAATAATCCAGATGCTGGTGAAAAGGCTAAGGTTAATAGCGATGGATTACCAATAGTTAAATTTGGTGCTGGTAATGGCTATACAGACTTAACGATTTATTCAACAGACTTATCTCAAATGGAACGTATACAAAGTAGCTTAAAAGCATCAGGCGCTTTTGAAAAGTATGGTGGAACAGCTACTATAATGGGTTATAGACCAAATCCTGGTGGATACTTTAGAGTTAATACCGAATTTGGTGAAGTTTTAGTTAAGCCAACAAAATTAAATGAAAAATTATTTGAAGAAGTATTTGAGGCTATGAAAGCTACAGAAGCAGAACCACTTCAAGAAGAAGCTGAGGATGAACTTACAGAAGCTAACAAAATAACTGATATAAAAGAATTTTATAAAGACTATAAAAGATATGATTGCTAAGAGGTAAATAGATTATGAAAATTAAAAAGATTACTAAGAAAATAACAGAAAATTTGGATAAGGTATTAGTTGAAGCAGAGGGCGAGGATCCAGCTGTTGAAGTTAGTGATAGTGGTAAAACTGTTGAAGTAGATGTTGCTATGACATCTACAGACCCAGCTTCTGCTACACCAGCTACAAAGAAAGATGCACTTAATATTACTAATGCATTAACAAATACACTTGATAAAGCACTTGCTGATGCTAAAGATGCTTTAGCTGAAGAAAATTATGACTCAAATTGTAATGTATTAGTTGTTGGTCTTCCAGGTTCTTCTAAGACAGCTACAATTAACAACTGGTGTAGACAACATGGTTGTAATTTATACTACTTAGATGCTAAAAACCCAGACTTACAATTATTAACATCTGGTGCTTCTGCTATTGATAGAACAGATCCAGAGCACCCAAAAGTTAATACAGCTTATTCAAATGCTTTGGCTAAGCTAGATAGACCAAACTCTATTTTATTCCTTGATGAGTTAAACAGACAAACAAAAGAATATATGAGAGGTTCATTATTAACACTTCTTGCTGACAGATGCGTTGCTGGTGAAGGTGAAGAAGGTGTTAGATACTTCCCTAATCTATTATTCTCTATTGCTGCTGTTAACCCAGCTAAAGATGGTGATAGAGGTGCTTCAGAATTAAATGATGCTGAAAAGAGACGTTTCTATTTCCACTGTATTTTTAACTCAGAAGTAAAGACAACAGAAGTATACTTCAAAGAATATTATGATAATAAAATTAGAGAATGGGCTGCAAAGCACCCAGATATGACAGAAGATGATATTAAGCGTATCAATAGCTTTTGTTTAAGACAATGAATTGGAAAGAAGATTATTATTAGCCCAGATTTCCACTATACAACTATTGATGAGTATGAAGGAATGACAGAAAAAGGACAAATTACTTGCCAATCTTTAATTACAGAATTAATAGACCACTCTAAAGGTAATTTAGAAAGATTAAAGGATGACGTTAATAGTGGCGACTTAACGGCTTCAGCTAAGAAAATGCTATTAAAGATTATTGATTCTCTAGTATTACCAAACCCAGATGTTCTTCGCGCTAATAAAGCTAAAGAATTGGGCTTAGACTTAAAGGCTGATGTTAAAGCTGGAGCTACAAAACCAGTTGAGGTTGAAGATGAAGATTCCTTCACAGATGCAGACTTTGAAACAGGTAGAGAAGATGATGCAGATTGGGGTGGAGCAGCTACTACTGATGATGAGAAGGTAAAGAAAGCTAAAGAATCAGATGCAACTATTGAAGCTAGATTAAGAGATTTCGCTTCTTCTCTAGCCGGAGTAGGTAGATAAGGAGAAAGCTTAAATGAAGCTATATAGAGACATAAAACTTTTTGAGGCTGTAACAGACTGAGAGAATGATACAAATTCTACCTACATGACAGATAGAGAGCAATATTGGAAAAATAAAATTACTTCAATATTGCTTAACAAATCTGGCAAATGGGGTCCTTATCAACATGCTTTATATGCTAAAAGATTCCAAGATTTTATATTAAGAATAGTTCCTATTAAGGAAGATGACAGTTTTACAGCTGCTGTTGATTTTGACCATGGGGTAATCTATATTGGTGAAGGCTTTTTAGTTGATGATGCTAAATGTTATCAGCTAAATGTTATTATTCGTCACGAATTAGCCCATGTTTTATTAATGCATCAAATTCGTATGGCAAAGAGAATTGGTGAAAAACCTTACTCAAGAATTAAAACAAGTCAATCTCTTTTTGATATGCTAAATGTTATAGCTGACTTTGAAATCTCAAACCGTAAGTATACAACTGAAGACAAAAAGATTATCAGAAATATGTACTTAAATGGCAAGCTTATTGGTGGCTTAATAACTGAAGACCATAGAACCGACTGAGAAAAGATGCCTTTAGAAGATATGTATGATGCTTTATCTGCTGAGCTCGATAAGATTTCAGCTGATATAGATAGTGGCGAACTACTATATACAAGCACTGGCTCAAAATCAAGAGCAGGTGATATGATCACCAATCGTGGTATTAAAGCATATAAATACTATAAAGATAAAGATACACCTTCTCAAATCTGGAAACCTATTGACGAATATATTGCTAAAAGTAAAGTATTTCGTAGTATAGCTAAAAGATGGCAAGACTTAGTAAAGCAAACTTATGAAGCTATCAAAGACTATTCGCCAGAACAATTAAAAGACTTGCTTGATAAGATAGTTAAATCAAAAGCTTTTGAAAGTGTTGGAATTAAGGGCGAGCTTGATGTATTAACACCAGAAGAAAAGTTCTGGGCAGCGCAAGTTATTAAAACAGTACAAGGAAATGCACCAGACAGGCCAAAAACTAAGCTTACAAAAGTAGAGCACTCAAAAGAATATAGAGATGCATATAATACAATTATAAGAAGTTGTAAAAGCAGATCTCAATGCTCAGATGAAGAGCTAAATGATATTATAGAAACTGTAAGAAAGCTTATTGAGCCTTCTAAAGCTAAAGAAAAGGTAACAGTAGAGGATTAGTATGACAAGTGACGAATTAAAAGCATTAAAAGACTGAATAGGAGCTTTAACAACCGGCGACGAAAAAGATGGCGTTATGGATGCCATAAGCGCTGTTATTGGCGCTCGTGAAGGTGGTATGCCAATTCCACCTGGATTTCCTATCCCACCTGAAACTGAGATAGATCCTGAGCTAGAACAACCTACACCAGAAGAGCCTACACCACCAGATGATACTGAATTTGAAAATCCTGACGACATTGATATGCCTGGTTCAACAGATGATGAAGATGATGATGACGAAGATAAAGGCGATCCAAAAAAGTCAGATGAGAGTGATCCTGGTAAAGCTGAAGATAAAAAAGAGGGTGATGAAAGTGACCCTGGAAAATCAGAAGAAGGCGATTCAAAGAAGCCAGATGATGATGATCTTGTTGATGATGAAGAAGAAAGCAAGCTAGATAAAGATTTAACAAAAGATGGCGCTGAAGAAGAAGAGAAAAAGAAAATGGAATCAGAAGCCTTCAGACGTAGAGTTGAAGCTGCAAGTTGCCATAAACAAATTAAGCGTGCTTTAGATAAAGATGAAAAGTCTGAAAGCCCATCACTATCAGAAGAAGATAAAGCTACATTAAAGGAAATTGATGAAAAGCTTTCTGAAATGCATAAAGAGCTAAAAGAAAACCCTGAAAAAGTTAAAGACATGTCAGCTTCAGAATTCAATGAACTTATTAATAAAGCACTTGATATAGCTGAAAAAGCTGGCGTAGCACATACTAAAATTGATAATGTAAAAGACCGTATTGCTAAGATCAAAGATGACGCTGCTGATGTATATGGTAATGAGCTATTAGATGATGAAGATAAGCAAAATATTGTAACAGACCCAGAATATCAAAAGATGAAAGCAGCAGAACGTGAAAAAGAACGTTTAAAAAGAGAATTGGAAGCTGCTCGTGGTGCCGCATTTAAAGGCAATATGGAAACATTCAAAGCTGACTTGAAGAAAGCTATTGGTGACCAAATCAGAGATATGATGGAAGTTGAAGAAGAAACATATGCTATTGTTAATAGAGCACATGAGCTTGATGACATAGCTGTTCCTGGTATAAGAATTGATGATATACCAGATGAAAACAAGCCATCTATTGATGTATATTTTGACCAATCAGGTTCTTGGAGTGAAAGTGAGGTTAGACAAGGTATGGCTGCAATTAAAGATATGCTTGACCTTGAAAAAGAGGATTACTTAAAGCTTAATATTTTCTATTTTTCAGAAATATTAACTACAAATCAAGCTGCAGCAAGATCAAGAGGTGCAAGAGAATGCTGGGACCTAATCATCCAAAATATTGATGCTGCACCAAAAACTAAGAATGTAATTATAATGACTGACTCAGATATTGCTGTGAATTATAATCATCCGGGCCAACATGGCTGCATAAAAGGTCCAGGTACTGTCGTTCCTGGTTGTGTATGGTTCTTATGGAAAAATGGTGATAGAGTTCCAGAAGCTAGCATAAAATTAAGAGGCAGAAAAGGCACTTATGAATATAAGGTTTAAAGGAGTATAAAATATGGCAGAATTAAAAGAATCAAAAGAAACAATACCTGTAAGTTTGTTAACAGACCTAATTAGCAGAGGTTGGGCTGAAGTTGGCAATATTAAAGCTGACATTGAGTCTATTGGAAGTGCTTATAAGGGTGCGAAGCAAATTGAAGACACATTACAAGCTTTGGCAGATAGCTATTTAATTGCTATTGGACAACTAGAGGCCTTTGCAGAAGCTAAAGACTACGTTGAATTCCCAGAGGATGAAGACAAAGCATTAACAGAAGACGTTAACGTTAATATTGAAGTTAAAAACTATGGTGATGAAGACAAGACAAAGATTAAAATTGAAAAAGATGAAGATGAAGGCGAAGTAGAAGTCGAAGAAAAAGCTGAAGAACCAGCTAAGGTTGAAGAGCCATTTGAGTATTTTACAGACTTTGATGAACCAACACCCGCTGATGAAGAAGAAAAAATAGATTTACAAGAAGCTTTTAATCTTTTTAACTAACATAATTAAGCTATACAAAAAGAGACCTTATTTGGGTCTCTTTTATTTTATTATTTAATTGGTTTTTCTGCTAAATTATATGACGTTGCTCAAGTTAAGGAGAAAATAAAATATGATTAAACTACGTTTAACAGAAGCAGATAAGAAAAAGAAGAAGAAAGTAAGTGGTGCTTACTTGACTTTTACAACTGGAAATCCAGATTATAACTGCAAAATGTTCAATAAAAGAATGGGAACAGATTTTGAAGACCAAATAAAAGATGCTACTAAAGAAGCAGAAAAAGAAGCTAATGCTGTAGAAATAGCTGTTGATGCTGAAGCTGCTGCCATAGATGCTGGTACAGGAGCTGCTGTAGATGTAGCTGGACCTGGAGAAGCTGCTGCTGAAGCTGCAGGAGATGCAGGTGCAAGTGCTGGAGATGCAGGCGCAGGTGATGGTGGAACTGCCAGCGGTGAAGGCGGAGGAGCTATGGGTGAAAGCTTACATGAAGATACTGCTGCTCTTAAGCCTGCAATTTTTTATTGTGTAGACCCAGACGTTAGAGTTAAGGGTTATTATGATCCAAATGAAGATTGGAATGGTTTTGCTGTGCCATATTTTGATAAAGAAGACCTTATTTTATATTTTGATGAGATAGATTTTGATTACATAGAAAATAAAAGTAATGATACAATTACTCAAGTAGAGCATGGCGGTAGTATTGACGATGGTGTTACTTATAAAGGGGTAGATGTAGATACTACACAAGGTATGAAGCATTTATATTATACTAATAATGGTATTATGTGGGATACATTAAATATTAATGAAAGCTTAGAAGAAGCTATTGATCTTGATGAAGATAAAATGTATGTTGCTAAGGCTGGTGAAGACATTGATTTACCAAATGGGCTTCATATTATAGAAAAGAAAAAAATTGAAGATGCCTTAGAAAAACTTGAGCCGGAAGAAGAATTTGAAGTTGGTTATGCCACTCCAGTTTATTTCTATTCAGAGCTAAAGGATAAATTTACATTATTAAAGTGTACTCGTTTACTTGGCTATACAGGTATTGACTATATTGAAGCAAGAGCTAATGATGATACTAACAGAGAAAGAAGACTTCAAATAGCTAAAGATACTATGGCTATTGGTAATGATGCTGGACATCATGAAAATAGAAGACCACTTGCTCATAGAGAAGCTGATTTCTCAGCAAACTATGCAAGTGCAAATAAAATTGTTAAGCAATATACAAATACAAAGGTACAAGCTGATGGCACGATAACAAAGGATAACTATAATACTATTCTATTCTATCCAAGAGTTGGAAGCTATCCAGTAGTAACATATTATCTTGATATATTTGATGGCAATGGTTATATTAAAGTGTCTCGTGAATTACTTGAAGAGACTATTTTAGCTGCTGTTGAGAAAATAGCTGATGACCTTCTATATGGCGTAACAGCTAAAGGCGAACCTAAGAAGCATAGATGAGAAATAGTTGATTTAGCTAATAAGATTAGAGCTCAACTTGAATCAGATGCTAAAACTATTGATGCTGTTCAATTAAGTTCTGAAAAGAATTTTGAAACAAGGTCTAAGATTTCAAATGGTATGCTAGCAAAGCCACAAGTTAGAGCTTTATATACAAACCAAATTTATTTCTTAAAGACACCTTATGAAACATTGGGAAATGAAACATTTGAATCTTTAGCAGAAGCTCAAGAACTTACTGAAGTTAGATTAGACTATGCTACACAACTTCAGAAAATGAAAGACACTGAAGAAGGCACAAGAGACCGTGCCGGCACAGGCATAAAAGCTATGTCTCCTGAAAAACTAGAATATAACTGGAACATATGCAGAGTTAATGGTTATACAGATACCTTAAAACGACTTGAAGCTGAAATGGTGTCAAAAGGTGTAGCTATTCCAAAAGTCTGGGTTGCTGAAAAGAGATTGGTAGCACCTAGTGTAGATGATTTAATGCTAGCTGAATTTAAAGAAATTGAATTGTACCCAAGCAGCATAAAGTCAACACTACATGATATAGAGTATTCTAAGGATCCGTTATATAAACGTTTAAAGGCATTCTTTGTAAGATTGCTCTATGCTATAACTTTGGGTAAGACAGAAGTAGCACAAATAATTATAGACCATATCTGCAAGCGTTACTCTATTACTGTAGACGATATTAAGAATATATTAAATGTGTTAAGCTCTGACCCTGAGATCACTAGCAGATTAAGCAGTATGCTAGCAGAGCTTGATGAAGGCTTAGAAAGCAAGCTAATAGAAGGCATTAAAAACTTAAATGAAGCAAAGCGTGAAGTTAGAAGATACTACATAAGACCACAAAATATTTATTGCGCTAACAAAGCTGGTATTATTAAAGCTCTTATTGCTATTGGAGACAAGGGTGAAAACTGTTCTGTTTATTCATTAAAGAACCTAGTTGATAATGAGGACGTACATAAGCTAACAAATAATGATATTATATATTATTACGATGAAGGCGTATTATACGATAAAAACCATGTTAGAATTATGGACTATGACTTATATGTTAAAAAGGAAGAAAAACGTAAGCACTTCACTGGTACAGATATGAACTTAGAAAGAGAGCCAGTTAAGCAAGAATATGAAGACAGACTAACAGTAGCTGACCTTCCAGAAGTTGAACCAGAAATTTATGAAGCTTTTGATTTAGACTTTGCACCTGTAAATGCTTTTGGTGAAACATTAACTGAAGCTAAGGGTGGCATCTGCTGTATCTGTGGTGAAGAAATTGATGGCTATGGAAATAATCCAGCCCCAGTTAAGAGCGAAGGTAGATGCTGTGATGCCTGCAATATGAAGTTTGTAATTCCAGCAAGAATGGCCGAATATCAAGGTTTAGAGCCTGAATATGAAGAAATTGATGAAGTAGAGGAAGACTAATAGTGGATAAGCTAAATGAATCAGCAATAAGCTTAGGGCCAGGGATGGCAATAAGTGAAGACGACTTCAATGTTGAAGATTATATATTTGTATGCAAGCATCTAAAGTCTGGCACAGCAGCTTTAGCTAAATGTGTAGAGAAGTATAGTGGCAAAGATATAATTACTGCTATTATTGCATGTATTTGCTATTATATACTTGCAGATAATTCAAAAACAGCTGGAGAACTTGCATATATACTTGAAGGTGGCTATTATGGGCTTCCAATACCAAAAGCAGAACTTAGTGATATACTTAATAAGATAGCTTCAAACCCAGGTATAGCACGTAAGCTTGAGGAAATTAAAGTAATAGCTGCTGAAGAAATGAAGAAAGCTGACGAAAAAGCTATGGCAACTATTGAATCAAGAATCAAAATAAGAAAGACAGGCCGAACAGACCATTATCGTATTATATCAAAAGATATGAGATATGAAAAAGGTTGTGCAGCTTATATTGTATTTTTAAGACCAAAATCTCCAGGATTATATAAAATGGGAATTGATGGTGTACCAAGAAAATTAGGTAATTATTCAGAGCCTGTTTTTGAAAGTGTAGAGCAAGCAAGAGACTTTATTATTGCTGCAGCTGATCATATGGAAACTAAAAAGCCAGTTAAAGATTTTGAATTTACAATAACTGATGACCAGTTTAGAGGAATTGGGCCAATAGCTATACCTGATTTTGGTAACTTAAAAGACTGCTATGATTTAGTTAATACAGATTGTGGCCCTGCTTATATAAATAAAAGATGTAAATGCCATGAAGGCTTAATAAAAGGAAGTAAATCTATGAGAAGAGATTTTTCAGATGCTTTAATAGAAGACACAGAAGAAATGCCTTCTGCAAATGCAGTAGCTAAGCACACAACACTTAATCCAAAGCTTTGGACAGCTGATGAAGTATTAAAACCAGAAGTTGAAGAAAAGATTAAGCAAATAGTTGATGTATTCTTAGCCGGTTTAGCTGAAGACGAAATCAAAATAAATGTAAAAGATATTTTAATTATTGGCTCAAATGCAAGTTATAACTATACACCTTATAGCGATTTAGACTTACATATTATAGTTGATACAGACAGTTTGGAATGTCCAGATAACTTATACTCAAAGCTATACAGTGCTTATAGAAGCTTATTTAATAAGAGACTTGATATTGACTTCTATGACATCCCAGTTGAAATCTATGTTGAAGACGAAAGCACACCAAGAGTAAGCAATGGTGTTTATTCAGTGTTAAATAGAGAATGGCTACAAGAACCTAAGTACGTAAATATTCCAGATATGGATATGGACGTATTTAATGCTGAGTTAGCTAAGTGAGAAGAGAGATATAGACAAGTGCTAAATGATGCTGTAGGTGAGCTTGAAGAATACTATGAGCCAGATCCAGATGCAGCTGAAGATATTAAGACACAACAAATTAGAGAAATTGATGCTTATATTGAAGACTTATATAATTTAAGAAAAATAGGCCTTCCATTGACAGGTGAATATGGACTTGAAAATGTTATATTTAAGACCATTAGAAACAAGGGCTATTTAGACAGACTTAAAGACTTAAAGAATGAGCTTTTAGGAAAAGAGCTAAGCTTATCTGAAATGGTTGACCAGTTGGGCAATAATGAGCCCGAGGAGCTACCTGAAGGCTTAGATATGCTATCAAATAAGCAAATAACGGAATACAGAATTAAAATTGCTCAGTTAGCTCATACACAGCCACTTATAAATCCTTATGGTAAGTTTACCATTTCTAATGTAAGCGAAAATGATGCTGACTATATCTGTAGAATGCTTAAAGCTCAGGATTATATAGCTAATGTAAATAAGACTGCTGGTAAATTTGACTTCAAAGCAATGGCTACAACAGGAATGCCTAATAGAATGTACAATATATCAGGCCAAATAAAAATTTAGCAAAATAGTAAAATTATAATGAAGAAAGCTTGAAAAATAGCTTTCTTTTTTTATTTATTTTTATTAAAAATATGCTAAATTATACTGAGACTCAATATTTTAGGAGTAAAAATGTTATTAGAAGATACACGTACAACCTTAATAAATAAATCAAGAAATGTAGGAGACTACAAAGATAGGTCTCGTGGCAAAAATAGATTTGAAAGAAAACGCTATTCTAAGATTGCTAATCAAGTTAAATCGTATTCGAGCATAGACATGAATAAGTTCTTTAAGCAAGATATACTACAATTTGATGTGCCAGTAACAGGCGAGACAGATAGCTATACTGTTACAGTTAAAATGGAAGGTGTATGTGCTGAAATAGCTAAAAATATTAAAAATAATAAATACAAGCTTGAATTTAGAACTATAATACAAGCTTTGACAAAGATTTTTAATACTGCTAATATCTATATAAAATGTACTTGCCCGGACCATACTTTTAACTATGCCCACTGAAACATTGTAAATAATGTATCGGTAGATGACACAGCACAAGATCCAGGCCCAGGAAAAGGCATTAGAAACCCAAGAGATGAAAAAGGTAGAGGTTGTAAGCATATTCTTTTAGTGCTTTCTAATCAAGACTTCTTGATGAAAGTTGCTTCATGCATTAAAAACTATATATTTTATTTAGATGAGAATATGCATGATACTTTTTTAAAGGTTATTTTTCCAAAGTTATATGGTATTACAGTTGATGAGGCTGCAGATTATAATTTAGTGCCGGAAGACGTTGACTTGACCAGTGATAAGCATACTATTGAAACGATAAATACTTGAGCACAGAATAGAGGCAAAATACAAAAAGGCTCAAATAAAAATCCAGCTACAGGCAAAGGAACAATAACAGCCAATAAGCCAGAGGAAAATAATGAAGCGTAAAGTTTTAAGCCCTGAAGAAATAGCTGAATTAATTAAGTATCAGTCTACACATAGCGATAATAGCACTATGCAAAAATTTGGATTGTCTAGACCTAATTATAATAAAATACTAGCAGATAACAATATTAAAAGGCATCCAGCTAGCTGAGGACGAGGGCAAAGCCGAAAAGCAAGCCTTACTGAATTAGATAAAAAGGCTATTATTGATTTTTACAAAGACAATAATATAAAAAGCACTTGTAGCAAATTTCATATAAAAGAAAAGCATTTACGTGAAATTTTTGCTGAGTATAATATAATTGAGCATACAGCTGAAGAAAAGATGGATATAATGCTAAAAAACCTAAAACAAACTTTAGTAGACAAGTATAATGTAGATAATATAACTAAAGACGAAGCTACTATAAAAAGAATTAGGGCTACGAATCTAAAAAAATATGGAGTAGACTGATACACCAAAACATCTGAGTATAAAAATAGGGTCTCAGAGACATGCCTACAAAAATATGGTGTTACTTCGTACTCAGCTTGTTCTAAACGAAAAACAGAGCTTCGTACCAATGCTGAAAATTGATTAGCTAAGAAATATAGGACACAAAAATTAAATAGTACATTTAATACTTCAAGGATAGAAAAAGAATTTTATAAGCTATTGCAAGAAAAGTATGGAGATAGTGATGTGGTCTGGCACTATAGCAACGATTCTCGTTATCCATTTGAATGTGATTTTTATATAAAATCATTAGATTTGTTTATAGAATTACATATTACTTGAACACATGGCGGGATGCCATTTGACCCAGAACTAGATATTTGTAGGTCTAAGCTTACTAATTGAACAGAAAAAGCTTTAGTATCTAAATATTATAAAAATGCTATTTATACTTGAACAGACTTAGATATAAGAAAGCATGCAAGTGCTTTAACCAATAAACTAAATTATTTAGTGTTTTACAATAAAGGTGAAATATTAAATTGATTAAAGGAAGAAAATAAGGAAAATTAGAAATACATTATATATAATGTATAATATAATAGTGTTATGGAAAGGATTAGTCAAGAAATTTTAGACAATTTAAGTCCAGAAGAAAGAGCTGAAGTATTAAAGATTTTAGGCGAATATGCTAAAGCTGGTTCATCTGAGACTTTAGAAGAAATGAAGTATGCCGACTGAGAGGAAGTTCCAGTTGACGTGCACACTTTTTTACATGACAGACATTATCTTGGAAATGGCTTATATGATCCAGAAGGCAGATTTACACTGTACCCTTACTGAGAAAAAACACTTGAAAAAATATTTCCGACAAATACAACAACTGCTTATAATACTCTAATACTTACAGGGTCTATTGGTATTGGTAAATCTACTATGGCCGTTATTTGTCAGTTGTATATGCTTTATAGATTACTTTGCTTAAAAGATCCATATTTATATTATGGAATGCAGCCTATCGATAAAATCACAATATCTTTAATGAACATCACTATTGATAACGCTAGAGGTGTTGCTCTTGATAAGCTAAATCAATTAATACTTTCAAGTGATTGATTTATGTCTCATGGTGAAATGCATGGAACCAGCAATATGATGTTTGTTCCAGAAAAGCATATTGAGTTTGTATGTGCTTCAAGCAACAATCAAATTGTAGGTCGTGCGCTATTCTGTAATTTCTCAGACGAAGTTAACTTTGATGCTAGAAGTGCTGACGTTGAAAGACAAAAGGCAAAGCTAAAAAAAATCATTTCTCAAGTTGATGCCCGTATGGCTTCAAGATTCTTAAGAGGAAACTTCTTACCAACACTAAATATTATAGCTTCTTCTAAAGCATCAGACCAATCTTTCTTAGATGACTATATTGAAACTAAGAAGAAAAATGAATCAAAGACAACACTAATCATTGACGAACCACAATGGGTAGTTGATAGCAGAAAACAAACAGGCACTTGGTTTAAAGTAGCTGTAGGTGATAGATACTTACCAAATGAACTTATCCCAGATAATGCTGATGAGGCAACATACAGAGAAAAGGGATATAACAGGATTATTTCAGTTCCAAGAACAGAAGCTTATTTAGAAGCTTTCAAAACGAACATTGAATTAGCTTTAACAGATATTGCAGGTATTTCAACTGCTTCTGCTACTAAGTATATTTCAGGTATTTCTTGGAATGCTATTAAAGCTGACTATGAAAACCCTTTCACAAAAGAAATTATTGAGGTTGGAAATAGTCCTGATGACTTTGCACAATATGCGAATTTCTTTGACCTAAGTAAAGTGCCTGATGAATGGAAAGCAAAACCTTTATTTATTCATCTCGACATGTCGTCTGGAAGCTTGGGTAAAGGAGACAAAACAGGTATTGCAGGTACTTGGTTAAAAGGTAAATCTGAAAGTATTGAAGGTGAAGACATCTCAAGAGAACTTTTCTATAGAGTAGCTTTCTCAGTGTCTATTAAAGCTCCTAAGGGCTTCTCAATTAGCTTTGCAAAGCACAGAAACTTCATTAGGTGGCTAAGAGACCAAGGCTTTAATATTAAGGGTATATCTTGCGATACTTGAGGCGGACCAATGATGCAACAAGAGCTAAAAACAGACGGCTTTGAAGTAAAGACTGTATCTGTGGACCGTGTTGATGCTAAAACAAGACAACAAAACCAATATGCTTATTTCAAAACTACTATGACAGACAGACGTATGGATGTTTATAGAAAGTGTGATTTCTTGACAGAAGAAGTTTTAGGACTTGAAAAGCTATCTGATGGACATATTGAGCACCCTGACGCTGGTAAATCTGGTTCAAAAGACCAAATCGATGCTGTAGTCGGTTCTTTATGGAATGCATCACAACATGCTGATTTATGTACTGCAACCATAAATGTAGCTACTAATTTAGACGCTATGCTTGAGGTAAACTCTGAGCAGTCAGCAGCACAAAGAAAGCAACAGATAATAGTTGATTTCCAAAATGAATTAGCTAAAATATATCAAGAGTTAGACAAAAATGAAACTGATAGACTGTTTGATGATGACGATGACCCTGATTTAACACAGGATCTAGCAGACATCTCGGACGGAATATTATTTTTAGGATAAAACTAAATACAAACAAGGAGAAACAAAAATGGCAGACGAAAAGGTTAGAAAACCAAGAGCCAAATCACCAAACCCATTAGCAGGAAGCCAAATTAAGTCTACTGTATTGGATAAAACGGTAAAGGCAGATGTTGACTTATCTAAACAACTAGTTGACGAAGTTTTAGGTGGAACAAACATCGACTATGCAGCACTTGAAAAGTTTACTACTATATCTAATGGCAGAGAACAAGTTTATGAGCTAATTGATACAATGGGAAGAGATTCTGCAGTAGCTATGTTGTTAAAGACATTTGCAGGGTCAGTTTGTGAAGCAGCTGATAACGGTCATATTATATGGTGTGAAGCAAAAGATCCAAAAGTTAGTAAGTATGTAAATTACTTATTGAATATCATGAATGTAGATAAATATGTTTATGGTTGGACTTATTGTTTATTAAAATATGGCGACGTTTATCTAAAGCTTTTTAGAGAATCAGACTATGAAGATGATTTATTTGGCCAACCAAAGACAAAAGGTGCAAGAGACATCTTAAATGAAGAGCTTGATAAGGAAACAGCGAGAGCACAAGGTTTAGATGAAAACATTATCTTATCAATGCATAATAACAACGATAAGTATAGCTATTATGTAGAAATGGTTCCAGATCCAAGCACAATGTTTGAGCTTACTAAATATGGTAAAACATATGGCTTTATTGAGGTTCCAAATACAAAAGATTTAGGATATGATTATTCTGAAGTAGTAAGCGCAACATCAGGCATTACTGTAGCTAATTACAGAATGAAAAGTAATGACGTTATTGTGCACCAAGCTGATGACTATGTGCATGCTTATCTAGATGACAACTATACAAGATTCCCAGAAACAGTTCAAATCTATAGAAATGCTACTGATTATGATGCTGATTTAAATAGTATGGATTATACAGTTAAACGTGGTAAATCTATTCTATATGATTCATATAAAACTTGAAGAGAAAAGACATTATTAGAAAATGCAGCTATTTTAAATAGAGTTACACGTTCAAGTATTATTAGACTTGTAGCTGTCGATGTAGGTGACATGTCTAAAGAAAAAGCAAAAGCTACTTTAAGATATGTTAAGTCTATGATAGAGCAAAAAACAGCTTTAGTTACTGGTGAAGGTAGAACAGACGGCGGTATGTCTGAGTTTATTAACCCAGGTCCAACAGAAAACAATGTTTATTATACAACACATAATGGACAAGGTGCAATTACTATTAATGCTGTTGGTGGCGATACAGAAGTTAAGGGTATTGCTGATATCGAATGGTGGAATGATAAATTCTACGCTGCATTTGGTGTGCCAAAACAATATTTTGGATTTACAGATGAAGGTGGTGGTTTCAATGGTGGTACGGCTTTAACAATTATTTCATCTCAATTTGGTAAGAATGTAAAGATGGTTCAAAATGCTGTTATACAAGCTGTTACAGAAGCTATTAATTTAATGCTTATTAATAATGGTCTTGTAAGCTATCTAAATAACTTTGTATTAAAGATGCAACAACCTATAACACAAGAAATGCTAGACTATAGAAAAGACTTAACAGATAGACTAAATGCAATTAGTAGTATGAACAGCTTATTTACAGATGTTGAAGACAGAGAAAGAAGATTAAAGCTATTGAAATACCAATTAGGCACATTAAATTATGGCGATGAAATGCAAGCTATCATTGATGAAGAAATTGAAGCTATCAAAACTGCTAAAGAAGAAGAAAAGAATGCTACACCAGAAGGTGAAGAGCCAGCAGTTGGAGGCGAGGCTCCAGAAGCTCCTAATGAGCCAGCTAGCGAAGCAGGGGCAGAAGATATAGAACTTCCACCTATCCCAACTAATGAAAGCTTACAATTAGATGGCTTAGAGAAAAAACTAGATCTATTAGAAAACTCTGATGAGGACCTTCCAAAACCAGAGGATATTAAGGGAATAGATTTTACAGCTAATAACTAGATAAAAAGAGGAATATAATATGATATTAAAAGATGACTGTATAGGACTTTTAGTACGTCTTGAAGATGAAGGCGTTTCTAAAATTGAAGTAAATAAAAATTTATCAAAGCTTTTAACTGCTAAGGATATGAATGATCCAAAGGCAATAGAAGTACTAAAGTTCATTGCTGCAAATAAAGGTATTGCTGCTATTAACTTCTTTGAAGGCTTAAGACAAAAGCATAATAAACACAATTCACCTTTATATACAAATATTATGAACTTTTCATTACAAGATATTGATGGTTCTATAAATGGCAATGAAGTAGCTACAACACTTGCAAGCCTGCTTACACAAATATTTTTGTACAATAGCAAGATAGACGATAGCTTATTTTTAAAGCAAGTAAGAGCCAATGAAATAGCTAATGCTTTAGCTGAATATAGCTCTACAGGCGACTTAACAAAGTGTATGTCTTTGCTAGCTGTAATCAAGTCTGACATCATGGTTTTAGAGTATCTAAATGACAGACGAGAGCTAAGCGCTTAATAGCCAACTGTGGCAAGCAATAAATTAGGGTGCAATTAGCATCCTAATTTTTTTATATTGAAATATATTATTAGCTAAATTAATTGATGTTGTTTCATGGCAGCACAAAATAAAAATAAATTTTTATATTAAGGAGATACACAACTATGTATTTTAAGAATGGTTATAAGTTAGCTTACGAATTCGTAAAGACAAACGCAAAGGAAATTTTTGGAACAAAGAATAATATTCCTGATTTTGATGCTGACGTAGCATTAACATTTAAGGCTGGTGAAGGCGAAGCTGATTTAGAAGGCATCAAGCTAGTATACTTTAAAGATGGCTTTATCTATACAAGCAAAACAGGTGTTCCAGCTGATGATGATCAAAAAATTACAGTATACATTGGTGAAGATGTAGTTATCGGAGAATAGTAAGTTTACACAAACTTTACAATTTTTAGAAATATTCTTACTAATTTATGCTAAATTAATTGATTTAAAGTTTTTTATTTAAAAATAAGGAAACAGAAAGATGACAAATAATAACAAAATTTTGGAAGCACTACAAATGCAACCATTATCAGATGAAGAAAAAGCTAAGAGACATATCCTTGGCAGATTATATGGTCCTATTGCTACTTGTAAGGAATCTACAAGAAATGGAAGACTTTATAATAGAGAGCTATGGGAAAAAGCATTAGCTGATGACATCTTCAAAGAAAAGGTTGCAAATAAAAGTTTATTCCTAGAGCTTGGACACCCAGCTGATAGAGAAGAAACAGATATGAAGCTTGTTTGTGCTTGTATTCCAGAAATGCCAAAAATTGTTGACGATGACTTATATGCTTATGTAGACATTTTAGACACTCCTAATGGAAAGCTATTAAAGATTCTTTGTGATTATGGATTTACACCTGGTATTAGTTCACGTGGTTCTGGTGATGTTATGCCTGACAATTCAGTTGATCCAGATACATTCTTCTTAGAAACTTGGGACATTGTTGGAACACCAGCTATGAAGAGAGCTAGACTTGCTATGTGCGAATCATTAGATAATAGAGGTATAGCTATGAAGAAAGCTCTTACTGAATCTTTAAATGAAGCTAATGAAGAAGATAAATTAGTTATGAAAGATACACTAGATAACTTAGATATTAAGCTTGACGATGAAGTAATCAAAGAAGACGTTTCTGATATTGAATCAGACGTCCCTGTTGAAGACCCAGACATTGAAACTACACCAATTTCTGAAGAATGGGAAGATGATGAAGAAACTGAGGAAGAAATTCCAGCAGTTGAAGCAGGCATCGAACCTATCGTTGAGCCAACAGCTGAAGAAGAAGTTGTGGAAACAGAAGCTCCAGCTGAAGATACACAAATTTCTGCCGAAGAAGGTGCTGAAGTAATTCAAGAGACTGCTGCTGAGGTAGCAGATGCTATTCAAGAGATTACTGAACCAACTGAAGAGCAAGCTGATGAGATCAAAGAGAAAGTCGATGAGATTGTTGTTAACAAGGTTGAAGAAACTTTCCCAGAGGTTGAAGCAGAACTTGTTGAACCAGAAGCTGAGGCAGAAACAAACGAAGATAATATTGATAACGCAGATATAGATGAACCTGAAGAAGCTGAACAAGAAGAAGCTCCAGCAGATGAAACAGCCATTGATGATGGGGAAGAAGATGCCAAGCTATTTGATAGCTTAAAGGAAGCAATTCGACAAAAAGCTACTTTAGAAGACCAAGTTAAGTCTTTGAATAAAGAAAAGACAGTTAGTGATACTAAGGTTAAATCATTAGAAGAAGAACTTAATAAGTATAAAATGGCCTTCGCTAGGGTTAGCAGTGTAGCTGCAAAATCACAATCAATAGAAAAAGAAGCAAAACAATTACAAGAACAATTAACTCAAAAAGATGCAAAGATCAATGAGTTAACAAATCAAATCAACAATTCTAAGTCTTTAAATGAAAGTTTAAATACTGCAAATAATGGAAAGATTAAGCTATTAACAGAAAAACTTGATTTAATGCAAAAAGAATTTGATGAAGAAAAAGCTAGCCTATCAGAGCAATTAGCAAAAGCTAAGCAAAAAGCAAATGATGGAATTAATATTGCAAAACAATATAAAGCTAAGCTTGATGAAACATTAAATAAATATATTGAATCAAAAGCAGAAATGCTAGGAGTTAGAGCAGCTGATATTAAGAGCAGACTTTCTGAAAAGTATTCAATCAAGGAAATTGATGCTACTTGCGATAAAATGCTTAATGAAAGCGTTGGATTCTCAAGATTACCTTTAGGTATGGGCGGCATTAAAATTACTGAAGCAAAAGCACCTAGACAAGCAGTAAATAATTCAAATGAATATGAAATTGCAGACTGGGTATTAGAATCAGCTGGTTTGAAAAAATAAGAAAAAAATAAAATAACCTATTTAATATAAAAGAGGACAATATGAGACAAAATTTATTAGAAACTTATGGACGTCAAATTAAGGTTGCTGAAGCTTATATCGCTAACAACTATGACGGCAAGCAAATTTCTAACAACACAAAGCTAGCTACAGCTGTATTGTTAGATAACACAAACAGATGGATTACTGAATCTATGAACACAATGGCTACAGAAAGAGCTGACTTAGGCGACTGGAAGAAATTCTGTTTAAACCTAACAAACATTGCTGTTCCATCATTAATCGCTAACGACTTAGTTATCGTTCACCCAATGACATCTTATTCTGGATCTATCGCTTACTTAAAGTATGTTGCTAAGACAGACAAGGGCGATGTAAAGAAAGGTGACAACTTCAACAGCGTATTCTCTTTAGGAGATATGACAGAATCTAGAATGAACTATACATCTCAAGTTATTATTGAGACAGCTGGTTCAGACGGTAAGGTTGCTTTAACTCCTATGGCTACAGGCAGATTTGAAGGTGGCAAGGATGCTAAGGTTATCAAGACAGATGGTACAGTTGAATACATCACAGCTGACGAATTAAAGGCTGGTGTTGAAGCTGGTGCTAAGGTTGCATACTTCTCTGAAGAATTCCAAATGGAACATGTTCCTGCACAAGACATCCCAACAATTGGACCAAAGATGGAAAGAATTGCTTTGGTTGCTGAACCAAGACGTATCGCTGTAAGATATGACCAAATCACAGCATTCCAAGCTAAGACAGACTATGGTTTCACACTTGATAAGCAAATCGCTGAACAAGCTTGTGGTGAATTAGCATACGAAATCGATACAGAAATCGTAGACATGCTATACAAAGGTGCTGGTGAAGCTAATGAAGAGCTAATCTGGTCAAAGACATTACCTATCGGCGTTAGCAAGTTTGAACACTACAATGGTTTCCTTGAAATCATCGAAAAAGCTAAGGCTATCATCTACAACAGAACAAAGAAATTCCATCCAAACTACATGGTAATCGCTGCTGATGTTCTTCCAGTTTTAAGATTCGTTAACGGATTCACAGCTGTAAAGAATGTTAAGATGAATGGTCCTTACAAGGTAGGCGAACTTGATGGTTTAAACATCTACGTTTCTCCATTACTACAATCAGGTGAATTCTTCTTCGGTCTAAACGGCAACGATATGATGAGTTCAGCTGGTGTTTATGCCCCATACATGGCAATCGTTCCAACACAATTGCTAGGTACACCAGATGGCGGCTTAGCACAAGGCTTCTCAACATGGTACTCTAAGGCATTATTAAATGACTTACTACTAGTTGCAGGTAAGATTGTTGCTTAGTTAACAACTGAAAACCAAAAACTAAGGGACCTCAATTTGAGGTCCCTTTTTATTATTTATGCTAAATTTTATAAAATAATATTGTATATTATATAAAGAGGTTAAAATAGCATGATTAAAATAACACCAGATAAATATTTATTACAAAAATTATATATTAATGAAAATAAAACAGTAGCAGAAATTGCTAAAGAGTTCAATGTAAGCACTGCTACAATAAACCGTTACTTAAAGCAATTTGATTTGCATAAATCAGATGATATGCGTAAAAAAGCTATTTCAAAGACAAAGCAAGCTAAATCGCCTGAAGAAAAAGCTATTTATAGCCAGCATGTAAGTGACGGTAGAAAGGGTAAGGGCCTTGGTGTTGAGCCTTGGAATAAAGGTAAGCATACTGGCAATGGCTGGCTAGGCAAGCATCACTCTGAAGATACAAAGCAAAAGATTTCAGACACAAAACAAAATAAGACTCCTGAAGAAAAAGCTGCTATTGAAGCAAAAAGACTAGCAAGCAGAACTTATGGAGACCCATGGAATAAAGGTATTTGTTTAGGACCATGGCCTGAAGACTTTAAACAAAAAGTATTAGCTAAACAATATATTACAAAGAAAGCTAATAATTCATTCAACAGTTCAAAGCCTGAAGATAGATACTATGAGGTATTAATAGCTCAGTATGGTAAAGATGATGTGAAACGACACTATAGGGAAGATCCACGTTATCCTTTTGAATGTGATTTTTATATACCGTCTAAGGACCTATTTATAGAATTAAATTTAGATTGGACACATGGTGGCAAGCCTTTTGAAGACACTGAAGAAGATAATAAAAAATTAGATATTTGGAAACAAAAAGCATTAAATAGTAAGTTTTATCAAAATGCTATAGAAACATGGATAGTTAGAGACCCTGCTAAATTTAAGGCCGCTCTTGATAATAACTTAAATTATATTACATATTATAATGAGGCTGAATTATATGACTAATGAAATAGAGCACTATTTAAATTTGGCTATGAGTAGCCCCTTTCCATATAAATCTTTTTCAAATGAAGAGCTTATTAAAGATTATAAAAAGCTACTACATACAAGGAAGGTTAATAGCATAGCTGGCTTAAACATAATTGAAAACTATCACAAATCAATCTGGCATTGTAATCGTTATGGCTATAAAAGTCCAATAGAGGCTTGGCAAGATCCGAATATAATGTCTTATGTAATTCAAAATAGATTAAAATATATGGCTACCAAAGAGTTATCAGCATTAGCTATTAGAACTGGATTATATGTTTCTGGAAGGGCTCCTAAAGTATCTATTTTTAAACCAGCATTAGCTAAGTATTTAATTAATAAATATTTACAAAAATATGACACTATTTTTGATCCATGTTGCGGATTTAGTGGAAGACTACTAGGAACTGCTACTTTAAATAAAAAATATATAGGTTATGATATTAATTCTATTACTGTGCGAGAATCTAACCAATTAATTAATGCTTTAAATATTGGAAATAGTGAGGTGCTACTCAAAAATTCATTATATGAAATGGGCACATTTGATTGTCTTTTTACCTGTCCACCTTATGGTAATAAAGAACATTGGCATCAAGATATTGAAGAATTATCAGCTGATGAATGGATTGATACCTGTTTAAAAAATTATAAATGTGAAAAATATTTATTTGTTATAGATAAAACAGAAAAATATAAAGATTATATAGTTGAGACCCTTGAAAATAAGTCTCACTTTGGATGCAATACAGAGCAAGTTATATTTATATCAAGCAAATAGCTCTAGAAAATATTGTATAATATAATAGGGCAGCAATGCTCAATAGAAACTTTACAAGGAGATAGATTATATGTCAAGAATTAGCAGTACAGCAATAGCTATTTTAGCTGCATTGTGCATCTTGGATGATGAAGCAGCTGCACAAGCTGAAGAAGAAGCAAGATGGGAAGACGAAGATTAGTTTAATCTGTTTTTTAAAGTTTTTTTAAAGTTAAAGAGTGGTATTTTATAAATACTGCTCTTTTTTTAATTGTTGCAGCGTATAATATATTAGAATATAGCTACTAATAAAGTTGCAGGAGACTAAAAATGAAAGAGATAATTATAAGCTCATATGATAGTGCTTGGGATTGGACTATTGTAAGAAAAGAAAAAGATAAGTATTACAAGTTTGATAGTAGTATAGATTATGTTGACCTTTACGAAGTTGAAAGAAGAATATATGATAGCTCTATTTTAATGTGTAATGATGAGAAATTATCAAAAGAAAAGGTTATTAAAGAATTAACTGAATTAGGTTATGAAAAAATAACTATTTGTGATGACGGAAATATAGAAATATATGAAAATGGTATAAGAAAAATATAAGAGATGGTTTATTAAAGTATGTATGTAATAGAAGTAATGGTAAATGATTGTGTGTCGGCATATAAATATTATGGCAATACATTAGAAGAATGTCTAAATGAAATAAGGAGAGACCCTATTAGGTATACAGATTGGTATTCGCCTACTGGAGATTGCACAATTATAGAAATAGATAAACACTTCAATAAATTAAAAACTTATTGGGTAAGAAAAGGTATAGCAAAAGAAATATAAGGAGAAATTGATAATAAAATGAAAAGTAAGTATTTAGGAAAAGAGTTTGAAGGATTTGTAGTAGAAGATGTTTTTTTAGCTAAGAATTATGAGACTAGCTATAATGGAAAGGCTTGTAGAAGTCATAAGTATTATAAAGCAACTATTTACAATAAACAAATGAATTTAAGATTAACTATTTCAGCTAATTTTCTACGACCTTTATTAGCTGGCAAAAGAAGTATTAGTCAAGCATTAATCAAAAACGGATATGGTTGCAAAAATTCTGAAATAGCCAACTATAAAAGATTGCATGGGTTAAAGGAGGAATAATGTTTAAAATAATTAAAAATGGCAAAATGCTTGAAACACATGTTATTTATAAAGACACCTGCGAATATTGTGGGTGTGAATATGAATTTGAGCAAGAAGATGTAACATCATTAGAAAAAACTATTAATGGCAAAGCAACTTGGTATTGTCCTTACTGTCATAAAGAAATAAAAAAGCAATTAACAACATTAGAGTCTAGAACTGAAACAATTGAAAGATTACCCTTAGCACTAGCATTAGCGCCTGGAATTGATGCAGCTGAAAAATTACCGTTAGATATGGAAGATAAATGCAAGTGTTATGATCCTGTTTATAAAAGATGTAATGGCACAAGAGAAAGAGATGAGTGTTATTGCTATGGCTATCAAAGTAAATGCACGCATTATCCAGAGAAGCGAAATAAAGCTTAAGGCTTATCAATATAGCTTAGATTTGACTTATATGAAGCAGTTATAGATTTAGCTGCTTCTTTTATTTCTGCTTGAAAATGGGCTTATAATGAGCCCAGATTTTGTTTATGACTGCTTTATTATAAGCTAAATTATACGATCGCTTAAAAGGAGAGCTAATAAATGAGCTATGATTTAAAAGTATCTGAAAATACAGTGCAGTTATATATACCTGAAGATGATACAGAAAACAATATAACAATACCATCTGGACTAACTACTATTGGTCAAAATGCTTTTAGATATGCTAATAAAATTAATAGTGTATTGCTATCAGGTATTGTAGCTATTAAAGATAATGCTTTTTATCGTTCAGACATAAAGTCTGTTACATTTACAGAAAGCTTAAAAGAGATTGGTAATAGAGCTTTCGTAGGCTGTAATGAATTGCACGACACAATTACATTACCTAAATCTTTAGTGCAAATGGGTACTGCAGTGTTCTGTGACTGTAACAAACTAGAAACAGCTGTTGTAAATTGTCCTGAATTAGAAACTTTACCAGATCGCACTTTTAAAAGCTGTGCAATGCTAAAGGATGTAAGACTAAGTAATAATATAACAGCTATTGGTCAGGAAGCTTTTACGTATTGTCCTGAGCTTTCAGCTATTAATTTACCTGACAACTTAGAGACAATGCATGCATTTGCATTTAAAAATAGTGGATTACAAAGAATTTTCTTTAACAATAAGCTTAAGTGAATAGGGGGCTTTGCTTTTGCAAACTGTCCAAAGCTAAGCTCTATCAATTTTGTATCTACTGCAGCCGATTCTAAATTAGAAACTATTGAAGACTATGCTTTTGCACATACAGCTATATATGACTTTACTATGCCAGCAAGTGTTAAATACCTTGGTGAAGGTGTTTTTAGAGGCTGTGAAGAGCTTAAAAGAGTTAACTTTTTAAGTGATGACCAAGTTAAATTTATAAGGCAAGCACGTGATGTATTCTTTGAATGTAAGAAGCTTCAAGTATTAGACTTCCCATCTTTTACATTTAAGTGTAAAGACGATGGTATAAACTGGGATTATGAGGTTAAAAAATAATGGAAGAATTTATAATAGAAAAAGATGAGCTACTAAAGTGTAATGATATTGGTGAAAAAACTGTTGTTGTGCCAGATAATATAAAAATTATCGGTGATAGAGCTTTTAGAAATCATCAAGCTGATGAAGTGCATTTGCCACTAGACTTAACTAAAATTGAAAAATTTGCTTTTCAAGGCTCAGCAATTCGCAGTTGTAATATACCAGATAAGGTTGAAGTTATAGAAGAAGCTGCTTTTGTGAACTGCAAATGGCTATCTGGATCTGCTGTTATACCTGCTTCAGTCAAAGAATTGGGCTTAGGTGTGTTTAGTGAATGTGATAGCTTAGAAAAAGCTTTTATACTTGCTAAGTTAGATTATTTACCACCTAAAACATTTGAGTTAAGCCATGGATTAAAAAGTGTTATTTTGCCACATACCTGCAAAGTTATTGGTAAAGAAGCCTTCTTTGATTGCTCAGCACTGGAAAGAGTTAATACAGAAGCATTAGAAAATTTAGATAGAATTGAAGAATATGCTTTTTCAGGCTGTGCTAAATTACAACGTATTATAATACCAGATTCAGTTACATACATTGCTAAAAGTGCTTTCTGTGGCTGTGCTTCTGCTGACTTGGTAATGCTTGGCATGCCTGAAACATCCAAACTAAAAACTATTGAGCATGATGCATTTAGACGCTGTAAAAATCTTTCTGAAATAGTTATACCAGCTAGTGTTGAACATATAGGCAATTTTGCTTTCTATCGTTGTGAAAACTTAGAGCATATTGTATTTAGCCGTGATGAGCAGCTTAACTTCTTGGAAAGAGGCGAACCAATATTTAGACACTGCCAAAAATTACGCTGAGTTGAATCACCAAGCTTTGAGCTAAGAAAAGATGATATGACAGGCGAATGAACATATGGAAGAAAGAGATAATGCATAGGAAAGACTTAAGCACTGAAAAATGAAGCTATATTCAATTATAGGAAGAAATATAAATGGAAAACTATAAATTTATGCAGCTTAGTGGAAATTGTGCCTGTATTGGTTATCTAGGCAAGAATAGGCTAAAAGGACCTGTTGATAATGTTGTAACAAATGGTAGTGGATGTATTGAGCTACTATTGAGTGGTCAATATTATAAGAGTATTATACAGTGGGCAGATAAAGCAATAGTCACAAAAAGGAACCCTAATTTTATTGGCGATTCTGAAGTAGCCTATAAATTTAAATATGTGCAAATAGTGCATAATAACCCAACTTTACCGGCATACCAGGAGGAGTTACAAAAAAGATATGATACATTTTTAAGTTTTTTTGAAGATGTTAAAACCGATAGAGTATCTTATTTTACTATTAACTTAAATGAAAATGATGTAGATAGACTGACACATAAGCTAAATAGGGGCCAAGTCCTAAATATTATTGATTGCTTAAAAAAATATAATATTTTAGACAAAGTTATCTTTATTAGTACCCAACATAGTCTAGCTACTAGCTGATGAAATTTTTACAGCAGTGAGTTTAATAGCTTAGCGAAAGAGCTTGGCTTAAAGCATGTTATAATTACTGATTTAGATTATACAGAAAATACACATGATCAATTTTACAAAAAAGTAAAGGAATTAATAAGAAATGGAATTAATTAGTATTATAGTGCCAATATATAATGTTGAGCCGTATTTAAAAAAATGCTTAGATTCAATTAGAGCACAGCAGTATACAAACTGAGAATGTATTTTAGTTGATGACTGCTCACCTGATAACAGTGCTAAGATTTGTGCTGAGTACTGCAAAAAAGACAACCGTTTTAAATATGTTAAAAAACCTAAAAATGAAGGACTAGGCTTTGCTAGAAATACTGGATTAGATAATGCTAATGGAGCTTATGTAGCCTTCATTGATTCAGATGATACAATAGAGCCTGATTTTTGCACTACTTTATTGCCATATGCTCAAAAATATGGCGCAGTTAGATGTGCTATGAAAATAGTTGATATTGATGGCAATATAAAATCATATTGGCCTGTTGCAGAAGGCCTATTTAAACCAGAAGATATGAAATTATGGTCGGATAATTTACATGATGCCGGATATACTACCTGTGCCTTATATAATCGTAAGATACTGGATAAATATAAAATATGCTTTACAAAATGTCCATATAGAGAGGATAGCTTATTTTCTTTTGAGCTTTTTGCTAAACATAAGAACTTATATATGTTAAATAAGTATTTATATAACTATTTTAAACGTGATGTTAATACACTTTCTGGTAAAAGTAGCATGACAAAAGAGCGAGCATTAGCCTATCTTACTGCCGTACATGATCTTCTTGAAAAGCTTAAAAGCTTAGACTCATATAAATACTTAAAGAATATTATAATAGCTAATACAAGTCAGAGTCAATTTATTCATAATTTATGTACTGAAGAATACAATGAATTTTTTCCACAATATGCTTATATAGATTTAGTAGTGCCTTATGTAGACTGCACTGATAATAGTTGACAAGAGTTATTTAAACAATATTCACCTAAGTATAAAAGCTTAGAAGTTAATGACTTAAATAGATTTAGGGGTCAGGCTAACTTTTTTAGATATTTCTTTAGAAGTATAGAAAAAAATATGCCATTTATAAACAATATTTTTTTATTAGTTGCTAGTAAATCTCAAGTACCAAAATGATTAGACCAAACAAAAGTAAGAGTAATTACACATGACCAATTTATTCCACAAGAACATTTACCTACTTTTAATAGTGGGACTATAGAAATGTTTTTATGAAATATTCCAGGGCTATCAAACCGATTTATATATGCAAATGATGACTTTTACATGTTAAATAAGACAACACCTGGAAATTTTTATCAGGACAACCTTTGTAAAATAAATACTGTAACAGAATCAGTAAATGCATCTGTTAAAGATATGTGAAGAATGATGTGCTATAATAATTATAAGCTTATAATAGGAGCTACTACATCAGACTATCTACGATATGACCATGAATTTAGGCCTTATTATAAGCCAGATATGATTGAGTGCTTTACCAAATATAAAAAACAAATTCTAGCTAGTATTACTCAATTCAGAAGCAATAAAAACTTAACATGCTTTTTATATAATCTATATACTAGAAAGTGTGGTCATGAATTGGCTTCAACTTTAAAACAAGGCTACTTATGTAGTACATCCAGCGCTAGAACTATAGAACAAGCTCTTAAAAAAGATTATGTATGTTTAAATGATACAGATCCTAATATAGACTTATACAGTAATACTCAAATAAGAACATATTTTTATAATAAGTTTAATAACAAATCAAAGTATGAGCTAACAGACTGCCCTGAGCTCATTACTGCTAACTCAAATAAACTAGCTGATTCTTATGCTAATACACAGGCAAGCTTTGCTTTATCGACGCCTAAGAAAAGAAATTTAAGCACACCACATATAGTGCCAAAGCCTGCTATAAGGATTGAAACACATAATGCACATAAATCAAATTACTTTTTATACTTTTAGAGGAATATAATGTTAAAGAAATGTTTTGGAATCATTAGCTGGCTTCCAGATGATGAGCAAGCTAGGAAAGAAAGAAAAGCAAGATTAGATAGACTTATTAAGCAACTTAATGAGCTATGACCTACTATAGATATTTTAATAATAGCTCAAAACTGAGGTAGACTAAAAGTGCCAAAAGTAAGCAATAAAATAATAGTTAAAAGATATAATCCACTTGGAATTTTAGGCGCAAGAAAAGCTTTAAGGGATGAGTTTTTAAATCTTGACTATGACTACATAATAACACTTGATGATGATGCTATTATAGAATGCTCTGCAGAAACAGCTGCTGAAGATTATATGAAGGCCATAGACGACCATCCAAATGGCTTCTGTTTTATTCACTCAGGAATTAAGAACTGCACTTTTGATGACTACAAAGCTGCACAGCTAAATTTATGTGCAATTTCTAAGTACGTATTTGAAAAAGCACCATACATTGATGTAGATCCACAAAAGAATGAAGCTTTTGAAGACCATGTTTATGCTTACTATTTGCATGTAAAATTTGCAGCTTGCGAATTTATTCCACCAGAGACTATAACTCATGTACAATTTTTGAACAGAAATGAGCCAGTGCCTTCTACATGAGCTAAACAACCTGGCCTTAGAACAAATCACTTAATAAGCAATACAAATGCTATTCTAAGATATATAAAAGAGAATGGTGAAGTGCCTGCTGATATTCATAAGTTTATGGACAGCTATCAAAGAAGCATACCAGAAGTAAAGGTTAATCCTAGACCATTGCCACCAAAAACAAGTGATTTAGTTGCTAAAAAACCTGTTCCTAGAATTGGGATTCAAGTTACGAACGCCCATAAAACTAATTATTTATATTTTTAAACTATGAAAGCTTGAATGTTTTTCTTAAGCTCTAATGACTATTATGTCTATATGCTTTTAGGTGCATATAAAAATCTATTGGATACAAAAACAAAATATCCAATATACTGTGCTATAACAAAAGAAGTGAATTCAAATACTAGAAATATTTTAAAAGCAGTTGGCATTAATATATTAGAACTTGATACTGATTTTGTATTATCTACAAGAACTTCTAAATATACTAATAGCAGCGGACTAACAGCTTGATATAAAAGTGCTTTTCCTAAGCTATCATTGCTTGATACACAAGTTGAAGAGAAGTTTGATAAAATAGTCTACTTAGATACTGACCAATGGATTAAGCAAAACATAGATGAAGTTATGGATATGCCACATATGACAGCTGTGGTTAATATTTCGCCAAGACCACTTATTACTGAATACACTTTAGGAGCTTCTGTTTTCTGCACAGGTATGTTTGTTTGGGACTTTAAAGAGAACCCACACTTAGGACATAACTTAGTTAGATACTTAGATGACCTAGACCCTAAGGTTTCTTGGCATGACCAGAGTGTGCTTAACTTTTGATATAAGGACTGGAACAAGCACCCTGAGCTTCACTTAGACTATCACTACGGAGCTATGAACCACTTAGAGAACTGTGGCTATATGTGAGCTGACCCATCTATTAAAGTATGACATTTTACTACAAGAAACAGGACTGACTGACCTTTCTATAGTAGAGTAGAGTTGCCAAAAGCCTAAGTGGGCTTCAAAGAATGAGTTACAAGTATAGCTGACACTATAATAGAGTTTAATGAAGCTTACAATTTACATATGGTTATACCAAATGTTAATAACTTAAAATAAAACTAAATACAGGCTATATTTTAGTAAAGCAGCGTAAGTTGCTTTATTTTTTATTTGTTTAGCTGCATTTTCTGCTAAATTAATTAGCTGGTTTGTGTATAACACAGACTTATATAAAATATAAGAGGAAAAGTAATGGAGCTACAAGATTTAATAGAAGAAACTCGTAATGCAATTACCGGTGGTGGTGTTCTTGAAAGCGATTTAGAAGATGCTCAATATAAAGCTATTGTAAATCAAGTGCTAAGAGAAGTTGGCCGCTATTGGGATGAATCTAAGTTTATCACGGTGCCTTTTGCTAAGTGCATTGACTTAAAGGATTTTAATTGCAGTTCAGTTGTTAAAGTATATAGAACAGCTGCTGTTGGGTCTTCTACTGGTGGCACTGATTTATTAGACCCTGCTTATGCTCAACAATGGTTATTATTTAGCTCTGGCGGAACTATGTATAACCTAAGTGAGTATATCTTAAATTATGCTTCTTGGAGCACATTAAATCAAATAAGAAATACACTTTCAACAGATATGTCTTTTGTAGAAGATACACATGAAAAGAAGTTATATATCAATAACTATATGGCAAATCCTGGAATGGTAACTATTGAGTATATACCAAGAATACCGACTATTGAAGATGTAGAAAGCGATTACTGGATTGACATTATAACAAGAATGTGTGTTGCAACAGCTAAGATTTGGGAAGGTCGAATCAGATCAAGATTTAAACATTCAGGAGCTCAATGGGAGCAAGATGGTGATACACTTCTTGCTGAAGGAAATGAAGAGCTAAAAGAGCTAAGAGAAAGACTAAGAGATAATTCTAACTTAATTGGACCTATAAGTTCAGGAAGTTACTAAAAATAAAAATAAAACTTATTAAATAAGGAGAAATAAAATGAAAGAGCCTGTTAGCAAATTTAATATGGAAGCCGCTTTTAAAGCTTTGGACGAAATCGATGTTCCTAAGGTATCTGGCGGTATTATACCTAATAGAGTTAACTTAAAGGAATCAATGAGAATAGCGCCTCAAACAGATATATTGTTTGAAGAATACTATGATCTAAATAGTGGCGAAGATGTCGATGCAGCTAAAGAAGAAAGAGAGGCAGAAGTAGCTAAAGCTAAATTGGCAAGAATCGAAAAGATTGTTGATTTAGATGCTGAAACAGAAGAAGATATACTTCCTTCTTACGAAGGCAAGATGATTATGCAATGTCCACAATGTATGACATTATTCTATAAGAATCCAGAAGATATTGAGTATTCTGAAGAAAATCCAGATGTTGTAAATATTAATGAGGTTTGTCAACACTGCGGAAATACTTCTGGCTATACATTAGTTGGTAAGGTAGCTAAGGTTGGTGAAGATGAAGCTGATAAGTATGACACTGATGAAGTAGATGACATCTTAGATGCTAAGGAAGAAGCTGATGCAGGCCAAGAACAACCTACTGAAGAGCCAGCTCAAGAAGAAGCTCCTGCTGAAGAAAATACAGAAGAGCTTCCAGAACTACCAGAACTTCCAGCTGAAGAAGAGGAAGAAAAAGAAGAAACTAATGAAAGCTTAAAAGAAAGCTTTAAAATTACAGAGCCAGTTATGCTAGATAGTAATGACCTTGATAATTTAATAGATGAGGATATGGTTATTATTTGTGACGCAAAAGATGAAGCTGAAGTAAGAAGACTTGCTAAGAAGGCTTGTGATACAGTAGATGATGTTGCAGATAATACCTCAGAAGAACCAAGTTTTAGCGCATTTGAATTATTTGATAGCTATATGACAAAAGCTGACATTGAGTACGAATATTTAGATGTAAGCTTTGCTGAAGATATGGATGAGAGTTTAAAAGAATCAGTAGTTGAAAAAGAGACAGACCAATTGTGCTCAATAACTAGAGATGGTAAGCAAATTTATTCTGGCACTAAAGAAGAATGTGAAAAGTTTTTTAATAACTTAAAAAATACAGCTGCTTATAAAGCAAGACCTGAAGGATACAAACTTTTAAATACTGCTAAAACTGTAGTAAAAGAAGCTATCGAACAAGGTGCAAGCAGTAATGATGTAGATGATACTAATTATAGACCAGGTTTCTGTGTTGAGTATGGTGGAATTGAAGCTTTCTATTATACAGATGAAAAGAAAGCTAGAGCAGACTATGCACAAGCATTAGCTGACTTTGATGAATTAGATTCTGATTGCTCAGGAATTACTTTATGGAAGCTAGGTGCTACTGAAGATGATGATGTAGTACTAGATACTAAAACTAATGAAAGCTTAAAAGAAGCTATTGATGAAGAAAAACTTTATATTACATCCTTTAATAAAGATGGTATAGTCCTTATTAACTATCTTGGCAATTCATTAAAAGATGCTAAAAAGGCTTATAGAAAATTAGCTAAAGAAACTTCACACTATGGCTATGAGGAAGAAGATGGTTGTTTAATTTCTTACATTTCTAAAGCTGATGCTGATATTTTACTTGATGGTCAAGATATTATTGGTACTGGTGAAGAATTAGAAATTACTAATGAAGCTCAGGAAAAAATTCTAGATAAAATAGCTTATAATTATATTGATGAAAGCTTAAAAGAGGCAGTAGTTGAAAAAGAAACAGACCAATTATGCTCAGTAACTTGTGCTGGAACACAAATATATGTCGGCACAAAAGAAGAATGTGAAAAGTTTTTAGATAACTGTAAGCAATCTGCAAGCTTTGACCCAGATAAATACAAAATACTAGATACAGCAATAGTAAACGTTAAGACTAAAGATGAAAGCTTAAATAACTCTGAATTCCAAAAAGAAGCTGCTAAGAATTCTGAGCTTGCCACAGAAAATAAATCTGAAAACCTAACACTTAATGAAGGTATTGAAGTTGAAGTAGATTTAGCTGATGCCTATGAGCCTTGGCAAGGAGCTGTAGATACTTGGGAAAAGATTAAGGAAGCTGATAAAATTGAAGCTTTTGAAGACTATCTAAATGAGCTTTATCCAGATGGTGGATTAACATTAACACAAATTAATGATATGCTATGGTTTGATGGTGATAAAGTATTAGCTGACTTAGGTTTAGCTGAAGAACCAGTTGAAGAAAGCCTAAATGAAGCAGCTGATGATACACTACCTGAATTAACAGCTAGCAATATTGATAAGCTAATGAATAGTGATGAATTTAAAACGCCTATTTCAGAAGAAGAAGTTGAACAATATTTAGAACAGTTAAATAAAATGACAGAAGCTTGCAAAAATAGTGAATGTGAAAATAAACCATTAAAAGAATGCGATAAGAAACCTTTACAAGAAGCTGAAGAAGATGAAGCTGCTGAAGAAGATGCTGCTGAGGACGCACCAGAAGCCCAAGAAGAAGCAGAAGTAGTAGAAGTAGAAGAAACACCTGCTGAAGAAGAAACAGCTGAAGATAAAGCTAATATAGAAGCTAAAGAAAATGCTGAAGCAGATAATGCTACATTCACAACTGAAGAAGTAAAAGATATTGCAGAAACAGTTGCTACTGAAGTTGCTCATATGACAACAGAAATTGAAACAGGAAAAACTGAAGCTGATGGTGAAATATTAGATAGAGCCAACGACTATGCTGATAGCGCTGTTGAAAAAGCAGTTGAAGAAAAAGCTGATGAGACTCCTACTGAGGAAGCTGAAGTTGAAGAAAATGAAGCTGAAGTTGAAGATGGTGAAATTAAAGCTGAGGCTGAAGAAGAAGCTACAGAGGATGATGAAGAAGTAGTTGCTCTACTAGGTGATATTGATGATGCTTCTATTGAAGAATGCTTAAATAAATCTTTACAAGAAGTTTATTCAAATGTAGAAAACTTTAAGTTAAATTCTAAAGCTATTAATGAAGAAAAAGATTTAGTAGTTGAAGGAACAATTAACTTTAAGTCTGGAAAACAAAAAGCAACAAGATATATTTTCAATGAATGTGTGTGTGATGAAACACCAGATGCTGTTATTATTGAACTTAAGGGTATAAATAATGACTTAGCTGATGACGGTGTATTTGTGCTAAACTGTAAAGGATGCAAAGATGCGCCTATGATGGCAGAAAGCTTCTCATATAACTATCACATTGGTGAAACATTAGTTGAAGGATTAATTAAATAATAATATATAATGGAACAAGAATTCGATAAGTACGGAATACTGCTTAATAAAGATATTAAGCTTCATAGAAAACATTTTAAAGAGTTTGCAAAATTACATGGTATTAAGTGTATTTATCGAGCTCCTATTCCTGGAAAAACCTTTGATACGCATGGTGACTTAGAAGCTAACTACCAACCAGGCATTGTAGTAAATACGATCTTCCATGAACATCCAGACCAAAAGACTATGAAAAAGATGGGCTGAGTAGCAGAGCTTCAAGAGGATCAAATACTAATAGAAGTGCCTTATGACTTGGCTGATATTCAAGTAGGTGCTCTATTTATTGTGCCAAGTGGTATAGATAATGCTGAAGGAAGGGTATTCCGTGTAATTAGCATGCAAACAATAATGGTATATCCTTATGCTATTACTTGTGCTATTGCTCCTGAATACTTTGATAGAGATGAACCTAACTTGACAAAAGACTTCAAGCAAGAAAACTTTACAATGCTTATTGATAACGAGGAAGATGACTAATATGTTTGAACTAAATGAAAAGTTTATATTAGATGAATCTAAAGCAAGATTTGTTTTGCTTGAAGCTGATGGTGATACTGCTGGTAAGCCACTTTCATGGGCAAGCACAAAAAGCATATTAGATAAGCTATATAAAGCAATAGACGATTATATTGCAAAGATAACTGAACGTAATAATCAAATCAATGACTTTGCTAAAAAGTTTGCAAATATTAAAAAACGCTATGATAGTGAATCACATACACAAAGAGCTAATACAACAAGAGATATTGCTGGCGGTATAATAAACAATGCTAGTAGCTTACTTAAAGATTTTGCTGATACAATTATAGGTGTCACTGCATTTAAAAGAGTTGCTCCAGGCGTATATGAAAAGCTAGAACAAGGAATAACACCTATTGGCATAGAAAATTTCTGAGGTATACTTGAAGGTGATAAGCTTAAGAGCTTGCTAATTACTGAGGCTACTAAAAATAACATACTAAAAGCAAAAGATGCAGTAGTTTCTGCAGCAAGTAAAGTAGACAGCTTAGCAAAAGATAACCCACGTAATATTGAAAGCAAAACTATACAAGATGCTAATAATAAAATAAATGAATTATTAACTTCTATTAATGACATATTAAATAAGTCAGGTGTTGATTTACTTAGAGAAGGCGCTAAGAAGCTAATAACTGGTTTAAATGACTTTGCAAGACAACTAACAAATATATTAGGCGATGCCGATGCTGCTCAAAAAGCAACAGCAGCTAAATCTCGTTTTAAGGTTGATTGGCATAAGCTTATAGCAGCAGCTGCTAAAGAAGACTCTATTATATTAGGTAAAGTTGCTACAAGTGAAGAAATACAACAGCTAACGGCATTTGGCTATTATGCTAATAGCTCCCTAACTTTAAAAGATGTTATAAATCTTTATTTTAAAGTAGAATGAGCAAAGCAAGAACAATATATTGGAGCTATTAAACCAATAATTATTGAACAATGCAATAAATATGGATACAGCGCTGCAACTAACCCATTTATAACATTTTTACGCAATTATATTGGAAAGCTACAAATAAGCTATGGTGGTTATAGAGCTATATCTGAGCATGTTGGATCGCTTGTCAAGGTAAATACATTAAAAGTAGCTCCTGATGAGCTAGAAGCTGATAATAGCTCAAATGGCTCTGGCACAAAAAATAATATTATATTTAGCAATGCTTTTTATAGCTTTAGCTCAAATGAATGCACTAGATATTTAGAGTTGCAAGCATCAGCCGCTAAGTGCTGAAATGACAGAGATGCACAACGCTTTGGTGAACAAAGATGGAGTAGCTTTATAATAGAACTATTTACTGGTTCAGATATCACTAACACACAAGCAACTGTTTGGGGTAATAAAATGAATTCACCTACACTAATAGAACAAACACTTGCAAATGAATTTGGTGCAGAAGCATTTGAAAAAGCTAAAAAAGCTACTAGTGCAGAAAGTATAAATAAAAATAAAAAGAGCTCGTTTACTGATCAAGATATTAATGACTTGAACCTAAAAACACCAAGTGAAGCTATGTTAGCTATTACAACAGCAATTATGAAAGTTCTAGATAATGATGTTTCATTTAATTCAGATGAAATCTTTGATAAGCTTAAAGCTGACAAAACATCTATACCTGCAGATGCTAAATCAAGCATAAATATGAGTAAGAAGCTTGCAAAATTTACATTTAATAGTAGTAACATTAAGCAATTCTGCGATGCTGTTGCAAAGCTTTTTGAAAATGATTTGGTTAGAGTAGAAGCTCAACAGGCTTCAACTGAGCCTAACCAAGCTGCAGCAGCTAATACAACTGCACAATAAATATAGATTATATGTTTTTTATTGTTGATAATAGTACAGGTTTTAATATAAATATATTAAAGGACTCAGCATACAGAGCTGCTAGATTTTATATTTTAAAATATAAAGTTGGTAAGCCTGAAATAGACTTAAATAATTATCTTATAGCTAACTATAAAACAAGCTTAAAGTTAATGTGTTTAAGACTACTTGATAAGCTAGATTTTAATACGGATGCTAATGACCATATAATTATAAGCTTTCATGATAGTGCATCTGACAAAGTAGCTAGCTTAATAACATATGGTAATAGTAAACTATTTGGTAGTAAGATACTTATAAATGCACTTACTGCTCTAAATAAAAGGAATTATAATTAATGGCTTTTAGATATTATGACGACATTATAGTTGCAAAACTAAAAAAATGAATACCAGAAGGGTCTAAGTTAAGAGTGTTAAAACCAGACGAAAGCAAGCGTTTATTTGAAACAAAAGCTGATGATTCTGGTGATAAGCCTGCTAACTTACCTATTATTGCTCTATCTAGAAATACTGATTTTAATATTGACTTAAATATTAAAACACCTAGGTCATATGATGGGCTAAAGATAGGTTTAGCTGATGCTAAAAATGGTAGATTACTTGATCCAATTAGCACTAAGCAAGCAGAATATACTATACAAATGAATGTTATTCCAGTTACAGTTGAGTATAAGCTAGATATTTATACTAAAACTTATGATGAGGGCGATGAATATCTTAGAAATTTTTTATTTAAACTAATAAATAATCCTAAGATAATCATTGAAATACCTTATAATAATCTTGCTATACAACATACAGCCAACCTTAGAGTGCTAAGCACTGTATCTGACACAAGTGATATTTCAGAGCGTTTATTTACAGGTCAATTTACTAGATGAACAATATCTATTGAGCTTCAAGATGGCTTCTTATTTAGCATTCCATATAGAAAAAATTGAAGAATGTTTATTGATGATGATACTGTCTTTACAGAAGCAGAGCTAGAGCTACTAAGTAAGACTGAAGGTGGCATTGAAATTAGTAATAAAATCACTGAATCAGGTGAAATTGAAGACATAGAAATTATACAGACAAAAAAGTAATAATTAAAGCAAATCATTTGCTAAATTAATTGATATTTAGGTTAATACCTATCAAATTTTAAGGAGAAAAAGAGAAAAATGCCTAATGTAATAATAAATGAATATGATCTTTCTACAACAGGCGTAGCCGCATATGCTAACTTTTCGGTAGTTGTACCAGGCTTTGTTAAGTCAGATAATATTAATGTATATGATGCAGCTGCTGATATTAATGGGGTTTTAGAGCTTAACACACAAGCAGATTTTGTAAAATATGTTGGGAAGACTTCACAAAGATACGCTGCAAAGGGTCCTGTACTATATACAGCTGAAGGTTGAGCTGAACAAAATCATATAACAGTTGCAAACTATGATATGGCTTTGCAATATTGTGCAACAAGACAGCTTTATAAAGCTACTGCAAAAGCTAGTGAAACAGTTGGTTATTTACATGATAAAAATTATGTGTATTCATTAGTTTTTGAAGAAGACTTACCTGACCCTGGCGATAGTTCGGCTGATCTTTATTCAATAATTTTAAGC